TCTAAATAATAGATCCAACATGGAATTATCCATATCATATAAATCAGTTTCATGTTTTCGTTCAAAGGGTTCTGTTTTATTAAATATAGAGTAGTATGTTTTCAAAGATGAATCAGATAAATTTAATGTTTCAAGAAATGATTTCTTGTATTCTTCGTTATACATAATCACTTCACGCCTTTCTTATACATATCTGTAAATATTTTAATCAATGCTTTGCGGTCTTTTGCATTTAATTTCATATTCCCATTAATAATTTTACTCAATTTAGATTCCGATCTATGGAATTCATTTATATCTATAATATCTTCTATCTTTTCGTAAGATACATCTTCATCATTCATCAATTTTATTAAATGTAGGTGTCCTTCGAATACATCTGCATCGAACAGTAAATTGTAATCACTGACAATATAATTTTTATAAATTCCAAATAAGTAAACCAAATATTCATTAATAGATTTTGCAAGTTTTCTTGCGTCTAAAATACTCTCAAGTTTAAATACACTATTTATTTGCGTATTAATTATCTTATAAGTCGTAAAGTCACTGCCTCTTATAGATGACTTAGCATCACTTGCAGATGTTATTCTATTCTTTAATTGTCCTTCTACTTTTAAAATATTCACAACTTCATTTGAATATGATTTATTATCTAACTCTTCTACTCGACTTCTTGATAGTGGAGTATGTTTATCCAGATCAACTTGATATCTCTTAACTTCTGCATCTGATTTATTAGAAATTGTTATTGGGAAAGAACCTTTGATATTAGAGTCTTTATTATAAGCACTGTAATTCCCTAATAGTCTATGCATACCATCTACTATATCTAAAACAGTACCTTCATTTATTTTTAAAGTATGATTTTTTTCATCATATACAAGCTCCACACCTTCTAGAGCAGTCATTTGATGTGCATTAAGAGTAATTGTCGTTGGTCTTAAAACACCTTTTAAAATTTCATTTCTAATCTGTGTAATTTTACTTTGATAAATAATAGGTTTTTCTATTTCAACACCAAAACGAACTACCTTCTTCATACCACGTTGAACATTGGCGTTATAGTCTAATTTTCCTGATTTATATAATCTAGCTAATTCTTTTCGTGTCAGAGTTGCATTATAATAACCGTCACCTAAATCTGTGACATTGTGAATTGTCATTGGGAAATCTATAATGTCTGTTGATGAAGAACCTACAAATTGATAACCGCCAATTTCTTTTTGTTCACGATCAGTAAACCACTCACTCATCCATTCACTTTGGTTCATTCCTAATTTAATTACTAATTGCTGCCCAAAAAGTGCAACCTCTTCAAAATCTAATTTACTTACATTATTAACATTATTAAATAAGGAATAAATCTTAGCACTTTCAATACCGTGCTTCATATTTAGGTGTTCAACAATTAAATCTACTTCATCTTTGTCTACATTAGATGAGAATGCACTAATTAAACTTTTAACTTCAATCTCTAATTGTTCATTATCTTTACCTAATTTCATTAATTTCCCTCCCTTAATTACAAATGATATTTTATCATTTAGTAATTATTTTTTCATTAAATATTACATATTATTTTTCTTATTTTTTATTTTATTATTTAAAAGTAAAAGCATTTCTGGTCGCATTTCACTTAATGCTTCTAAAAGTAACTCATGAGATACTGTTTTATAAATATCTTCATCTGTACTCATTTTAGCTGAAATAATACCTGTAACATTTAAATTAGTTAATCTGAGATATCTCATAGTCGTATTAACATTGCTATGCCTAGCCTTTTTTTTTGCTGAATCAATACAGTTACCATTATTCAGGTAGCACATGGTTACAGCTAGCTTTTTAAAAGAGTGAAAACTGTAGTCTATCCCTGTTTTATTTAATAATTTATTTCCCCTTTCCATCATACCTACTAATTGTTTATATGTTAGAGTAAATAATTTTTTCTCATTTCCGATTGTTTTTAGTCGTAAGAGTTCATTGTATAACTCTTTACTTATCTTATCAATCCATTCTTGATTCCCTTTTCCTTTGTTATAACCATAAGATTTTAGAATAACTCCATCTTCAGCTTCTATAAAATTTGACCATTCAACTGACAACAACTCACTTGCTCTCATTCCTGTTTCAGCAGCTAAGTTAATTATTAATGATTTTTCTAATCCTTGGTCTTCTTTGCCAAAGAACTCTGCATATTCCATTGCTAAATCAAAAGGAATCATTTCTATTTCTTCACTTGTATCAGGTAATGATTTTATAACAGTTAAATCATTTAAGTCGTATTTAATTACTTTTCTACCTCTCAAGTGTTCAATAAGAGATTTGATTGCTGACTGACGATTATTTATTGTTTGATTTGAATATTTTCTCTTTCCATCCTCTTTTTCAAGGTAAAATAGATCATCAAAATATTCAAATAAAACATCTGAATTTACTCCATTTTCAATATCGCTTACTGTTATATATTTATAATCACTTTTAAACAATATGTCTTTAAAAATCCTATTTAATGCAGAACGATAAGTTTTTTCTGTATTTATTGATTTTTTTCCCTTAAATTTTAGAAAATCTTCAATGTGAGAACCTATATAATTATCTATATATGTTGTCGTTACATAATCAGTCATAGCCATTCATTACAACTCCTTCTCATGTTATATGTATTAATGCAATTATACATAATTAATTTTAAAATATCAACTTTTTTATGTATTTATTTATTTTACAACATGAGAAGGATGTTTTTTATAATATGTTCCTTTTATTGAGTCATTAATAATTCATTGTTTTCGTACACATTTCCGATTACTTCAAATTCAATGTCATAATCAAAAGAACTATGTCCATCATTATAACGCCCTCGGTTGTTTAAAAAGGAATGACTAATACCATGCTTGTAAGTTTTCATAACAAAAGCACCATCTTTGACTACAATATCGCCAACTGATACATAATCCCATCCTGAATTATCAGTTTGCTTTACAATATCACCTACAAAAATCTTTACTCCATTTTTATCTTTTAATCCTATGTATTGTGTAACTTCATATTGAGGGTCATCTATAAAGTCTCCTAATACATATTCTCGAATCAAATCGCCTTCGTGAAAATGATTATAAATCTTATCCCATGCTCGAAACTCAATTTCCATATAATTGATCCTTTCAGTAAAAGTTAAATATTATTAAAATTCTCTCATTGTGTACTCATTACTAATATTAAAATTCAATGATGTTTCCAATTCTAACTCAAACTTTTCTAACTGTTTTTGTCTGTATTTAACGACTGAGTTGTTTAACATTTCTCTTGCAGTATTTATATCTTCTTTATTCAAAACAAACATTCTATAAGAGCCGTACATAAGATCACCATCTAAAACTAATCCTATTTCCTTCTTTTTAAATCTTTTTCTGCATCCTTCATAATAAGAGTTCTTTTCCTCTACTTCTAAGTATTCAACCGTATCATTGTAATGATCATTGAATGCATTAGCGTAAACTATATATAAAATCATCGATACCACCTCTTTCGATAATACTTACCTTTTATCTAATCATTAATTGTTAATTTAATTCCATATGCTTTTGCGAATTCAGTTATTCCTGCGACAAATCCACTTGAATATCGCTCCTGTTCAATTTCACAAATATCAAGCGTTCCCTTCTTCTCAGCGCTATAGTTTTGTGATATTTCAAGATGACTTTTGAAATGTGCGATAACCTTTTCTTGTTCCGTTTTTTCAACTTCATAACCATTTACTAACGCAAGAATTAGTGTTTGTTGATTTTCTGATGAGTATTTCGCAAACTTTATTAATACTGGCATTTTCGTTCCATACACCGATTTACCTTTGTCCTCAACGATATCTCGTATAATCTCAAAATCTGTATAACTAGAACTTCGAACATCCTCAATAGCCTCTGCAATATCTCTTGATACTTTTACTTTCCCTCTCATGATATTACCCCTTATGTATTTAATAATATTTAGTTTTTTTTATTTAATGTGACTAGGTTTACTATTTAAAAATTCATACATTGTAGGTGGTACAATCCCATCTTTTTCATCCTTGAAAAATATTTGACCGTCTTTTACTTCAAATTCACTAAGAATTTTATTTCCTCGACCACCATTCAGAGAGTATTCGCCTTCTTCTAAATACTGTAGTCCCAAAAATAATCCTTTACCCATTAGTATCCTATCCTCCTATGTACTCTCACAATAATTATGTGCTTCACTTTCAAACTCAAAATTCTGTTCTTTATCGCACATTGGACAACGTATTCTATATTGTTTTATTAAATCAATATCAAAACCATTATAGTACTCTTTATAAAACCTACCTAAATAAGTCCATTCATGAATACATTCAGCTTGTTTTAATTCCTTTTCACGTTGAATTTCCCTCAATTCTCTTCTATGTGAAAATTCACTTATCCATTTGAACACCGAACCATCTCCAGTTGTTTAAATTGATCCTTTAATCCAATATAATCATTTATAGCAAACAGTAAATTATCCAATTCTCTTTTCGAGTATCGATTCGACAGCTCACCATTTATACGTACACTTAGCCTATACATAACCGTATACCCCTTTTCATTAATAGATTCCTATTATTTAGTTTCCATCAATGCAACTCTAGCTAATGAACCACCGTCTTTATCGACTAACGAACCATTATATTGTCCATGTTCATCGTATATGGGTGATTCGTAATTATCTTCATTCCCATAAAACTTAAGAACATCTTTAATACCAGACAATTCTAGAATATCTTCTCTACTGATTTTATACACTTTCTCATCAGTCATATATGCTTCCATTAATTTATTTAAGATGTCCATTTAAATCCCCTTTCATAATATATCTCTTTTATTTAATCCTTATATTGTTCAGCAAGGTATAATCGAATAACTTTTAACTTCCCAACAGTCCTTTAAAACTTTTTCTGCTGTTTTTAAAGCGTTTTTGTAATACTTATAGATTTTTACTTTTTCATGATACCTTTCATCTGTGCAACTAGGGTAATCCACTGAATTTTTTCTTCCAGATTGATAATGTACTTTCCCACAATAATATCCATAAACGTTATTTCCACGTACTTCTGCATAATCTTCTTCAGATGAAAATACTATTATGAAACCACTCATACGATCTCTCCCTTTACTGTATTTTCAATAATACATCTGTTTTATCTAATAGCTTCAAATCGATTTTCTATATCTGTCTTGTCTCCAATAGAATATTCAATAATTCCATATGTATCTCTTTTTTCTTTATCTACGGTTAAATATCCAAAATACACTAATGTACCTATGGCATCAGAAATGAATCCGAATTTTTCATATACTTTATCTAAAAGAACCTCTTTATCAATTACTCCTCGTTCAACAACTAAATTAAGAATAAAGTCTTCTTGTTCAATTTCACCTCTACTTGCTCTCTTCCAAATGTTATAACTGATTGAATCCTTACCTTTATTACCACAAACAGCACACTCTTTTATCCCAAACCCTATTCCACCTATTTTTATAGTCCTTGTCTTATTAAATGAATTTCTGCAATTAATACATTCGTATTTATATGGTTCACGTTTAATTAATTTGCCTTTCTTAGTGTATAACTCTGGAAATAAGTCTTTGATCTTTGAATTTAAATCAACCATGTACATTCTCCTTTTTGTATTTATTTAAATAATAGCGTTCTATTATTGAATTTCTCGTCCTATGAAATACTTTTTATCTTTTGTTTTGTATAAGTTTTCATTATGAGATAACTCTATTTCTTTTCCCTTTAGACTTACGATAATTTTATAATTTGATCTAGGATAACCAACACCATTTACTGGATATCTCCCATAAAACGTACCTGTTAGTGAATAAAAATTATAGCCTACAACCTCCGATGGTGCTTCTGTAGAAAATATATTAAATTCCTTATTATTGATAATTAATTCCATTTTAATTTTCCCTCCAATTTTATTGATATCGTTATTTTATGAAACGACAATTAAACTTCTGCAATTTTATGTATCTTTTCTTCCATTTTCAAAATTAACTTTTCTTCATATTCTAATTCGCACTTAGCTACTTCTAACATTCGTTTTCTATACTCCAAATGTCGCTCATCAGTCAAATCACTACCATATCCAAAACGTACAAAGTCATTTTGATAAGCCATTACTAATTGAGGCTCGTCTGCGTGTTTAGCATCGAAAATTTTAATTGGATTACAATGATTACCCAATGAAAAGGTTTGACTATTACCTCTGATACGATATGCATTATAAACTGTATCTGCAAACTGCTCCTTGTTTTCCTTTACTTTATCCATCGCATCATTTAACACCATTATAACTGTCTGATAACCCATTTAAATTCCTCCTAATTTTGTATAATATCAACTTTTTATTTTAAAATTTATATTTCCAAAGGTTTAGATATATTGATATCTCCCTGTAAAAAATAATCTACTGCCTCATCTGTTGTATCAAACGGTAGTGCCCCATTATTCTCCTTTAATACATCCCATCCATATTTATTTTGAACAGCTACACACATTGCATTTAACATGTCATTTGATTGAACTAATACTAATTGAATATCCTCTTCAAAACTACATAGTTCTAAGACATACTTTTTCAATTCTCATCTCTCCTTTTATGTAAAATACGAATATTATCCAATTGCTTAATTTGTATTTACTACCATTAAATATTCATTATCATTGAAGTAAATTACAAATACCTCAAATTTCCTATCATAATGGATCTCTTCATCAACAGTTCCTTTTTTACTAATGAACTTTTTCACTAAAATAATCTCTTTTTTGATTTCTTTAATATTACTAAATCTATGAGGCAATAATGATCCAACATTCCCAAGATATTTTGGTGTATCATATTCTTTAAGTTTTTCCAATCGTCTATCTAGGTGTCTCTCTCCAAATTTGTTATCTCCTATCGGGACAATTTGATATGGTTTACTGAAAGTTAATGCCCATACTTTATCTTCTGTTCCGAACCCTTCTTTAATTTCAATCATGTATTCACCCCCTAATATTTAGTATTGTTTCATTTCTTACCATAAGTATAATTCAACGCCTTTATAAAAACAAGATAAATTTATGTATTTATTAAATTAATTTACGTGAAACGAAACTGTCCTAACATTCCATTTCACTCCTCATTTGTTATTTCCCATATTCTTCGAAGTTTATCTAAGTCTTTCTCATTCAAATTTAATACTTCTTCATACCAAGTTTGTAATTTTTCATTATTAAATTTACGTTTCTTTATATAATCAGACTTAATTTCCCCTACTTCTATATAGCCTGCTTTAACCATGAGTTCTTCATAATCATAATTATATGCTTCTGCTAGCATTTTTAATGTTTCGGGAGTGGGCTTCACAATACTTCCAGAACGCTTATCAACACCCTTTTCAAGTGTATCAAGATATGTATGACTAATCCCAATACGTTTACTTGCATCTCTTAATGATTCTTTACTTCTAAGCTCTTTTAATAAATTACCTAATGTATTCAAATGCATACCTCCTGTAAACATATGATTACAAATAGTGTATCAGAGAATTTTATAAAAGGGAAATATTATCTATTACTATAATAATCCTGTACAGGAAAATTTTAATAGATTATTACTTCTTATTTGATATACTTACAATGTAACTATTTATTAGGAGGATTCAGGTAATGCACAGTAAGTTTTGGACTATATTCTTTTTAATTTTCTTCTTTCCATTAGGAATATTTTTAATGTGGAGACATGGACATTTTACTAAACAAATACGTGTCTTTATCACGCTATTTTTCTTAATCATAATTTTACTTTCCTCATGTGTCGGTGGATTAAATAGCGTTAAAGAAGAAGAATTGCTTAAGAAGGAACAACTTCTAAACGAAAAAGAAAGTCGCTTAATCAAGTTAGAAAATGATTTAAAGGAAAGAGAAAAAGAACTTAAACAAAAAACAAAAGAATGTGAAAAGAGCATTAAAGAACAAAAGAAATTGGAACAACAAAAACTAGAAGAACAAGAAAAGGAACGTAAAAAGCAAGAAGAAATAAAGCGACAAGAAGAACAAAAAAGGCTTGAAGAAGAAGCACGAAAACAAGAACAGGAAAATCAAGAAGCTGCTCAACAGAAGACTACAACTAACGCACCGCAGCCAAGTTTGAATTTCAGAAATTGTACAGAAGCAAAAGCAGCAGGTTATTCAAACATTAGAAGAGGTGAAGCAGGTTACTCATCAAAACTCGATAGAGATGGTGACGGTTTAGCTTGTGACAAATAAAAAAAGAAAGTCACTCACTATTTATGATGGGTGACTTTTTTAAATACAGTAGACTATAAGGTACTTTCATCTGGAACCTTATCAAAATTAAACCCTTTAAATGAAACGATTCGTAATGATCCTGTGCTAGTTTTTTCTAGGTATTGGACTTTACAATTCAATGTTGGCTCTACCCAAGTCACATCTCGTTCAATTTTGGTAACGATTTGTTTAGCAATTTTCCTAAACGCTGTTTTTTCTTCAGGTTTAAATCCAAACTCTACACTTGCTACAGGTCTATATTTACTGTTGGATTGAACACCAACAATCATTGTAAACGGATTTTCTTTATATCCTAAGATAACTGTATCCATTACTTTAAAGTGCTTAAATTTCAACCAATCATAAGATCGATGATTAGTTTTATATGTTGAATTGCTTCGTTTTCCTACAATACCTTCCATACCTTTGTCTTTTGTAAGTTGAAAGATAGTCTTACCGTTCCCCATTACTGAAGGTGTAATTAATAAATTACTTGAAGGTTCTATTATGGAAGTCAATCGTTCTTTTCTATCTACTAGTGGCTCATTCATATGGGATCTATCAGTAGCTAGGATATCAAAAGCAATAAAGCTTGATGGATGAGTTACTTCTGCTTCTTTAATCTTATCTTTATTCGAAAGCCTACCTCGATAAGCAAAATCATCAAAAATTGATATACCGTTTCTAAGGACAACACCTTCGCAATCAATAATTGCGGTATGTTCCTTAATTGACTCTCCTACAGTGAGCAGCTCAGGAAATTTTGCAGTAACATTATTACCATGACGAGTGTATGCTTCCACCCTGTCCCCTTCTTTGTGTAGAAGGATGCGCCAACCATCCCATTTTATATCATAAATCCAACTTGGATCATCATCTATTTCATTACTATTACCCATATGAAGTAACATTGGTTTTATTGGAGTAAATAACATAACTATTCCCCCTCATAAACCATTATCTCATGGTAGATAAGACAAAAACACATGTAAATCAAGGAATGAGTGGTAATTACATTTTAACTTTCTCATTAATGCGATCATCCAGTAGCTTTTCTACTTTTGATTTTAATGCTTGGTTTGCATAACGTAAATCAACATCATTTCCAGATGTAGCAATTTTCACATCACTAAAATATTCATCTACTTTAGTCCATCCAACAATGCGTATTCTTTGTTGACCTAGCTGCCTTTTTAAATCAAAACATTCAGTGCGTAAATCCTTTAATATCAAATCCATAAACGGGATAAATACTTTTTTCAATTTAAATTGCTCCACTTTTAGATAATCTACTTGTAATGATTTAACAGCAAGTTCTAATAATAAAAATTTGTGTACAAGCTGTCGCTGTTCTGGATTAATCATCTATATTCACCATCGATGCTTTTTGAATCTGATCAAATGTAATACGTTTGATTGAAATATCCATATCCAATAGTAATTCTTTATGAAATGCATTAATAGCAGTAATCATCCCTATCACATCATGTAATTTGTTCTCGCTCCACAATGTTAATTTGACTTCTTCGTGTAGCTTATAAGCTCTCTGTACTATTTGTTCAATCTCTTCCATTTCCCATTCAGTCAATTCACGTTTTTTATCATGAAATTGTTCCTTTTTCCATTCCTTAATTTTCACCAAATGCTCTGGCAGCATCAAAGATGTCCACTTAATATTTCCACGATCATTTATCATGATATCGCTCCCCTAACTTAAAATAGAACGTTTGTTTGTATATGTATTATATAGCATTTGCTTTGATCTATGCAATGGAAATATTATAAACAAAAAAGAGAGTCAAAATAACTCTCCAGTAAATATGTATTTCACTAAATAAAAGATAACTATTATTAAACTTCTTCTTTTTCTAATGTTGAAATATATGCTTGATACTCTTCTTCACGATCATTATGTATGAAGCTTTCTAGATACTGAGCATTCTTACGTACTAATTCTTGTTTCTCACCAATGTTTCCTTTAGCAACAACTACATTAATCATCTCTAAAGTATTTGACATGACATCTCTCTCATGTATAAAAATTGATTTGTAATCGATTCAGTTCGATCATTCATAATTTGTAATAGCTCATCAATATGTAAAGGCTCACCAAATGGTTTATGACTAATTAACGGTGAATCAACTCCTAAATTGAGCTGATTATCATATTTATTATGTTGTGAGTGAATATGACCTGAGATTGACCACTTATTAGGACGTAAACCAATTTCCATAGGGTAATGTGTTAGCCACATGTTTTGTTTCTGATATTTCATTTTCATCCCAACAATATGCAATTCTTTGATGTAGCCCTCTTCTAACATTCGTTTAACTACTTTATCATCGTCATGATTTCCTTGAATTAATATCTTATCACCATCTAACCTAGGTAAGATATCAATCCATTTAGAATAACCTCCAAATACAAAGTCACCAAGATGATATACTAGATCACCTTTCTTCACTTTACTATTCCAAACTTCAATCATGCCTTCATTCATTTCTTCTACATTTGCAAATGGACGATTTTCGAATGTTAAAATGTTCTTGTGATGAAAATGTGAATCGCTTGTAAACCAGATATTCATTATGTAATTTCCTCCTTAATTTGTACTTCTCATAAATACAATTCAGTATTGAATGTATTGATATTTATTACATTCCTCATAATGTGTATTCTATGCGTGTACACATTTTTCAATAATATTCTCATTTTACTTAACCTTCTTAGCCAACCAAGTTGATGTTTTTGATATGAATGGCTCATAAACATACTTATCTAAACCATACATTATCTCCTCAATGTTATACGCTAACCACCTTAGAATAAATAATGGGAACGTGATAGGTAACATGATAATCCTCATAGTATTATCAATAATATTCTTTACTTTCATTTGCTTTTTAGAACCAATATAATGATTAATCATTTATTCAACTCCTTCATATTACTAAAACTCGTTAACAACTACATTAAAGCCTAATGCTTCAGCCTCTTCACGAATGAAACCTTCATCCAAATGCATACACCATACTTTATGGCGATATTCTGGTTTAATTAGTTCTGTTAATTTACGTAAGGATAGATGTACATTACCTTCATAATCAGCTTTACAAGTATCAATATATATAACATCATATCCATTTGAATTTATTGTTTCTTTTAATTCATCTTCTATCTCACAACTATCACCTGAATACCATAACAACTTACCATCCAACTTTAATTCCAAACCATAAGAAAATAACTCTTCTACGTGATTATTTCTATTGAAAGTGAACCCAAAATCATCATCTATTTCAAAGATAGCACTTCCACCTATAGGCACTTCATTATGATGAACTCCATTAACACAACCATTTAACTTTAATATTTCTGAAAAGCCGGTATCAAATGGTGAGTATACTGTTACCTTATTCTTAGCAAACTCTCCTTGAGAATAATATGAGAATAAAATTAGGTCGGCTAATGATCCTATATGATCTGCATGAGTATGAGTAATCAATACATGAATATGCTCAATTCCCTCTAATAAGTTATTCTCTTTGATTCGCTGAAAGATGTTACTTCCGCAATCAATTAGCAACGTCTGATTCCCTTCTTTGTAATAAGCTGAATTGTTACCTAACTTTGTATTAAAAGCACTTCCTGATCCGATGAATTTTAACATTAACTTCTCTCCTTTATTTTATAATAGGCTCGTTTTATTTTATATTTCTTTAATCCACATACTCAATTTTCAATCCTTCTATATGAATTACTTTATTCTCATCATCCTTTTCAAAGTAATCAGTATACCTTGTGAAGACTTGACCGTCTTCAGTTTTAAATTCAACATGGTACTTTTTCATTGGTAGTTTCTCAAGATCACTAGTTCGAAGTGGTTTTGCTGTTAGCAATATTTCATTAGTTTCACTATCAATTAATATTGCTTCTGCTTCATCTAATTCAATCACGCATTTTCCTCCTTATTTTCATTGAATAATACTTTGTTATTATGTAATTTATCATTTATCAGAAGAGATGAAATCATCTCTTCTTTTTATGCTCATCTAAATAGTTTTTAATGTCTTTATCTAATGACATTCCATGATCAATCAACTTCTGAACTCTAGTAGTATTTGTAACTTGTTTTGTAATCTCATGTGCCAAATTCATATAGAATCCTTGTAATCTACCTAAGAATTCTAACTCATCAATCATTTCAATAACATCACTATGTTTGTCCCACTTATCCTTTTTTAATATATTTATAAAGTTTTCAGTTTTAAAATTAAAATAATCAACTTTGTTTTCTTTCAATAATTTTTCAATGTTAAATAATTCTACTAAATTAAACTCAATCTCTTTTTCCACTGAATTTAAAGCAATTAATTCGCTTTTTCTTTCTTGTGAAATTATTCTACTTCGTTCTTCTTTGAACTGTCTATTTAATGTATACCTTGTTGTTAGCCATGTTATGAGTCCCCCAATAAGTGTTCCTACTAATCCTGATAATAATGTTAAATATATATCCATTACATTACCTCCTATTAATCATTTTCTTTATAGAAGCCATCCCACTCATAATACCTATCTAAATAGTTCTTCAATTGTTCTAATAATTCATGGTATTTATCTGTTGATTCTTTTAAGTATTCGCCATTAGTACTCACGTCCTCTTTAGAACCTGTTCTTTCTATTAAAGATTGAACTGACAATGCATAAGTGTAATAGGCACTATTGAAATCAGCAAACGCCATTTTTACATTAAATAGATAATCATTTAAATTTTCATCATCTGTATCTGGGATATCAGTATTATAAATTTCAACACCCTTTTTATCAGTAGCTACAACTATTTCATTAGCAAATTTTTTATCCCTTGAATCAATACTTTTTTGTAAAGTTTCTAATGAATTATAATGCATATCTGAATTGTAAATATAGCTTACAAACTCCTGAATATCATCAGAAAGCTTTTTAATATCAGTTGCAGTTTCTTCTATATCATCTGTAGTGACATCTTTAACTGTTTCATTTTCTTTATTACTACAACCAAATAAAACTAATGTAGATAAAAGCATTACTACTGTCTTCCTTATCAAGTTTATCCCTCTTCCAAATAGTTATTACTATATTCTACCATCAGAACTTTAATAGAGCGATACTAATTATTTAAATAAAAATCCAATTTTATTCAATTTCTCGATGATCAAGTTATGAGTCGTATTTCTTTTAATTATTTTTTTTGAACGGAAATTCTCAATTTATATTAACATTAGTAAAATTACTTCCTTAATAACCAATCTTTGCATATAATGATTATAGCTTCACTTTAAAACTCCACAAAACTAAAATATTGGAGGTATGAGTAAATGGAAGAAAGATATTATGATGTGTCATTACATAATTCAATGACTGGTGAATTAGTAGAATCACATGATTATCCAGCAGGGTTAAACCCACAATCTGCAAAAGATAGTGCCTTAACAAAAGCAAAATCTCTTAAAGAAAAATATAGGGAAGATATTGGTAGTGGTAAATATCAACTGTATTGTGTAGCAAGTGTTGCAAGAGACGCTGAAGTTGATGAGTTTTATCTTGATGAAAAAGGAAACGAAAATTTAGAAGCTGTTAATTGGTTAAAATAGTTTAATTTAGATAGACTGTGACTTAGATTTTTAATTTACAGTCTATTTTTATTTGTACCTCTTTCTTTTAATTTAACTCTTCATGCTGTTTTTCCATGTATAAATAATAAGTCTCTTTTATAGAGTAACTTTAAAATATCTAACGAAATCATCTTTACTGATGATTGAATTATCTCCTTTGGTCTTATCCATATTACACACCATTACAAAATTCTCTGTTTCTAACTCACTAAAATGTTTGATGTTTCTAATCTCTCCTTCTTCTTTAATACAAATTGAATGATTCTTTAGATCTTCTTTTGCTATACAATCACCTTTAAAATTATAGTTCAACTTTCGTTCTCCTCCTCTTTTATATAAAAGTTTAGTATTATATTATTTAATATGGGTATCTATACGGCATTAGTTCATTCAGTACAATTTGTATTGATTCATCAAAGTTATATACAGTGGTCAATCTAATTTGCTCAACCTTATCCATTAGTCTTTGAAAAGACAGTAATTCTTGATTATAGATTTTGTAATATAGCTTTAATTCTTCATATGCTTGAATAAGTTTTTCTTCATTTAGCCTCTTATTGAATAATAAAAGTTCATTAATATAATTCATTCCAATCTCCTTTATGTATTTAGTTAATCATTTATACCTTCTACTACTCCACCAAAATTACAGTATGTTTCCAATGTATTTAACCAATCTAACCTTTCAACCTCTATAATGCCAGAGATGTCTTTCTTCAGATTGACAAACTCGAAAGTAGACATATCGTATTTTATTTCAAATTCACTGAGTTTACGCTTCGATGTTTCAGGTTGAACATGAAAATTGCTTTTTGGTAATATCTTTTTCAGTTCATTATCAATTTGTGAAATACTCATGATATCCTCCATAATTTTAGATTTAATAAAAGCATGATATTACTTAATATTTTTCACTTGTGCAATTACTTTATCATAAATTACTAATTTGGTTAGATGAACGTCTAGATGGTCTCCATTTCCTTGTAGTCCCTGTGATTGACTTAACTCTTCTCCATTCTTAATACTATCCTCTAAATTATTCAACGTATTCCTTAAAGAGTTGATTAGCGCCAACACTCTAATTTCAGCCTGTTGTCTTTCTGCTTCCATCATCATTAAAGTTGTTTCTTTACTCATAATTCATTCCCTCCTAAAATTAAATAATATATTGGTTTCATTTAATTACTTCTTTATATGCCTCAGCTAAATGCTGTTGCTGCCCTTCTGAATATGTAGGATTGAATTCATTTGCAACTTGTTCTAATCTTCCTGCAACATCAATTAAGAAGTTAATGTCCTGATAATTGATCTCGTGCATTAGTCCGTTTTCTGATAGCCCTTTTATGTATTTAATTCTTTCTTGTTCATTCATTTCGAATCACTCCTTATTATATCTACCTAAATATTACCACAAGATTAAAAATAACACAACAATAATTATGTATTTATTTATATAAAAGACGTAAGAAATAATCTCCCTACGTCTTTACTACTTAATTTAAACTCTCTCTAAATGCTTTAACTGCCTTTAAATAAGCCTTTTCTAGTTCATCCAATGTGTAATACTCTTCAGACCCATCGTCAAAAGTTGTTATGACACCTTCATTGCTGCTCAGAATATTAATCTTCCAACCTAATAAGTCAGCAGTTTGAGCTAATTTATTCAAGTTTTCTTGACACTTAAACATTCCACAAAATCACCTCCTTTTACTCATTAACATAGACAAATTGATCAATATAATTTCTATCTTGAGAAAACACAGGAATGTCTTCATCAACAGTCCATCTAGTACGTTTAGCCTCGCCTTTGTTGTACGTTTCTTTAATAATACAAGTACCTCGTTTTTGCCACGTAGGCAGATCATTCCAGTTAATTCCTTTTTCTAGCATCAGCATATCTTGCTTCATACTGCCGTTTTTCTTGTGTAATTGTTTAGATGAAAAGTGAGCTTGTGCTACCATTGAAATACTATTCTTAGTGGCATCTTGCTGTCTCCAAAGGAAATAGTTACATACTTCATCTTGAGGTAATACCCAAACACGACAATCGAATAATGCTAATTCTTTCTCTGGATACTTTTCACGCATTACTTCATTAAATTTCGCTGTAGCTAACGATGATGCAATTGAAACTATCTTCTGAATATTATTATCAAACCAAGCTTCTGTTGTTAATTTATCATAATTAGTAAGTAATAAACTTATTTCATCAGATTGATGATAAGCAATTTTACATCCCATAATGTTTTTACATAAATACTTACAAGTCTCCCACATAGCATTTGTTAAATCTAGATCAAAAGGCTTCTTCATCCCTCTTGTATACGTATGAAATGCCTTCCCATCAATACGTAAAAGAACTGGTAAACGTCTTGGTAATTTATTTCGAAATGCATTTTCATACTCTTTCATTCTATCTCCAAATTTTTCTGTTTTACTCAAATTAATCATCCTTCTTTGTGTATTTTATAAAACAAATATATTATTTAATATTGACTATTACTCTTCATGATCTTTAATGCTCTTTTAATCTTTAGTAATTCTTTAAATGTTTGTAAAAATTCTTCTTTAGTATCCAATTTAATATCCGTTCCAAAATAATACTGTCTATTAATTAAATTAGAAATCTTTTTTGATGTATAATAGTCTAAATCAAACTTTTTATTTTTTTCATTTGAGTCTAGTTTAATTATATTTGGATTTTCGTAACATATTGCCATAATTGTATTTTTCAATATCAGTCTATAATCCATTATTACCCTCCTACAGTTTATATTCAATCCATTCAAATTTAACACTGTCGTTTACTCCATATAATTTTTCTTCAGCATACTCCATAATATTTTCACTATGTTTTAATTTCTTTAAGTTATCAAAAGCTCTTTTATGTATTTTCCAATCTTTTTTATTATCTAAGTTTCCAGTTATTGAATCACCATATTCGGAAGGCTTCTTATCACACATTTCATAACTTTTAAAATAATCATTGTAGTTAAGATAAATTTGTTTATCAAAAAATAGATCTGTTAGTAACTCTACCGAATAATTATGATACTTTTCATACATTCGTTTCATTTCACTTATTCTATTTGAATAAACTTTTTTGTCACAACTAAATACATAGAATATAGGAGTCCTGCCTGTTTCTGTACTTCTCGTTCCCTGACCAGTTTCTATTACTATACTACCGTTAAAGTCTCCTACAATATCAATAGTTAATATCATATTATTTTCTTCACATTCAGTTGTTTTATATCTGTTTTCATATTTAACTTCTGATATAACCGAATCTACAAGTTCTACACTTTCAATGACTGGAGCGATCTCTTTCTTTAACTCTTTTCTACTAATCGGACTGAAGCCATGAATCAGTTTTTCGAGTTGGTCAGCTAATCTCCATACAGCATTATGTTTTCTTCTTTCACGATTTGTTATTTCTTCATACCTTTTTTCCCACTTTGCCAATCAAATCTCCTCCTTTTCATAAAACGTGACTATTATTGAATCATAGTCTTAACTTTCTCTAAGTGTTCCTTATCCATTACTCGACCATGCGTATTTAACTTAATGAAGTATTCAATTATTTCTTTTTCTGTTGCATTTCGTACTTCTCCAACATTTACGTTGTAATTTTCAAAATGATTTCTATCAATAGGAGATAAATCTCTAAATTTAAATCCTTTATATTCAAATCGCCCCTCATAAAACTCACATAAAGCCGTTAACCTTTGCTTACCATCTAACACTTCAAATGCAAATCCTGTATCTCTCCATTTATCATCCTCATTGTATATGAACGAAAATTTACCTATATCCACATTGTTATAAATTGAATCAATTAATGCAATTTTATCTTCTAAGCTCCAAACATGATCTCGTTGATAAGAAGGGTTAAAGTCTACTCCAAATGAATATACCTTATGTAATAGTCCTTCTAAGTTTGTTTGATGATAGCTAATTCTAATGTCATCTTTCTTGGCAAAATCACTAATACCTATATCTCCTGTATGCATATCTTGCCAAACTGCATATCTTTTTGAATTAGGTGTCTCAATTGGATTTCCATAATTGTGATCTACATTAGTATAATCAATTAAGTAAATCTTTCCGTCTTCTAATTCTTTCTCAACAGTACAATCCTTTAAGTTTCCTATAAATACTTTTTGATTAATTTTAAATTTAATTGTTGGTTCAGGAATGAATTTAATTTTATTTTCAAGATGCATCCAATCATTCTTTAATTTCTTCTCCATTTTCTCTTCAAGATTCAATGCTTTGTTTTCTTTTTTACATGCCATAAATCCATCTCTCCTCACTTTTAATAATAGAATCATATTATTTATTTTTTACATTAAACTTATGACATAGATTTTCTAATTCTCTAATTACATCTACACCTCTGTCGTAAAGTAATGAGCTTATCCTAGCGACTTCTCCTATTTGATAGCTACCCATAGCATGATACTCGACAGATTCATCAATTTTATTTTGATCTTCACTGAACAATATTTTCCGTTCCATTATGTATTTCCTCCTTCTATTTATCCTTATACTAAATGCACTTCTTTACACTCTCTACACTCCCATAAACGTTTATAATTGTATCGCTTATCCTTTTTACCACGAATCATTTTACCTTCGCATGATGGGCAACTACCTTGTCGTACCTTTGAGCATCTAATTTCTTCTAACCTAGTTACTTCTCTTTCCTGTCTCATGATTTCTCTTTCTTCTTTTGTATATTTTTTATTATAATTTCTATTCGCACCTAACATTATAGCAGTAATTGTAGTTAATGGATTTGAACCTAATCCACTCACAATCCTATCTAACTCTCGTGTATCCATTTATTCATTCTCATCATCTTCAAGTTTAATTTCATTTATGAAATACATGTCAGATAAGTATTCATTCAACTCGTCTACATACTCTTTAGCATTTTCTTCGCTCTTAAAATATTTATTTAATGAAGACGACCCACTACCCATAAACCCTTTACTTCTTATTTCATAAATCATATTTCATTCCTCCTCAACTTTTCATAAAACTCCTCTTTTAACTAGCTTTAATTACTTCTTGATTTTCTACAGCATAACTACTTCCACGATCCTTTAACTGCCCTATCATAATGTCTTTACTTTTAAACATTTTTTGTCCTTCTGATCTAGCGTCTATTTTGCTATAAAATGTTTCATGTACCCATTCAATATCGTTTGCTTCTGTGAAAGTCCACTGATTATGCATTTCTAATACCTCCTAAATTTTAGTATTGTTTTCTTCTTAGTATATTAACATTTCCTATTTTTTAGTTCAATATTAATATTATGTATTTAATTTATTAAAAAGAGTAGAAATTAATCTACTCCATAACACTATCCATTAAAAGTAGCATCTGTATTGACAGTTTTAGACCCGTCAATCATTATTCTATTTTTTTATGCTTCTCATCTATAGCTCGAACTATTTTTTCTTCTCTCATTTTATGATGACATGTTAAGCATATATTTGATGGTATTCGTGTATAGTCTCCTCTTTCTCTTTTATTTTTCCAAGGATTATTCTTTCTCATTGAATTAATTGGTTTATTTTCATTGCATATTTTACATTTTTTATATAACTTACATGTTTTGAATTCATATGGATTACTGTAGAATGTTATCTTCTTTAATTTTGATAACTCTTGTAAGACTATAGTAGTATTCCATGCATCATCTATGGCACTATGGATTACCCCTTCATATTGCCTGTTGAATATATCCATCGCTGTTGTAACACTAGGATGACTTTCTAATTCGAAATAGCTTGTAAAATTTTCTTGTAAGTCACAGTAATTTTTAAGCCATCTATTAAAGTCAAATCTTTCTAGTTCATAATGGTCAAATAATATATTTAAATCACTTTTAGACCAAAAAACTAAAATGTAATCGTCTGTTCCGATCCATTTTATGAATTCGTCATTAACTGTATGTATATCATTAGCATTTACAATATCCTGCCTATTTTGATTCATTAAATACTCATTAGACATAAGCCGTTTAAATTTAGGTTTAACAAATTTATTGAATGTATCTTTTATCTCCATCGATGCATCTAACTTCACAGCTCCAACCTCTACAATCGACGACTGTTTACTTCTCCAGTTCTTTTTAGTCGCTTCTAAGTCCACAATAACATATATCATACATAGTTCACCTCATGTAAATTATATGTAATTCGTAAATGAAGTATTCATTTAGCATAACTTTTCTAATTCAGCATATAAAATTATAATGGTTTAAATTCTAATATTTTTAGAAATAATTATATACAAGGATGTGATTATTTTGAACGTACTTAATCAAGAAGATTTAGATAAAGAAATGTTAGAGAAATATAATTTAAATAATTGTGTAAATTCAACCACAATCAAAGAAAGTATCTATGTTAGATTGGTTGCATACGCATTGATATTGGCTTCTGGGTATATGATGAAAATTGAATTTTTCAATTATCCATTATCTTTTAATAAAACATTTATATTTGTAATTTTATCTTATTTATTAATTATTCCTACACATGAAATGTTACATTATCTTCCTTTTAAAATACTTAAGTATGATCCAAAATTAAATTTACTAAATAATACAATCGATGGAGCAATAAAAAGAGAAGATTTAATGATCATTTCAATATCACCATTAATTATTATCTCTACCTTTTTGGTTGCTCTAATGACCATTTTCACTTCTTATACTCCTATATTTTTACTGATACTTGGAATTCACTTACTTACTTGTATTAATGATTTAGCTCAATTTAGCATAGCGAAGAAATTCCAAAAGGGTTGTTATATAGGAGTTGCTAACAAAACTGAGTACAGAGGATATTTATAAATTCTGTACTCAGTTTATACTTCATTAGTTCTTCTTCAATAATCATCGTCATCAAAAATTATTACCTTATTTTTTGTATCAGTAATCATTTGAATTCGTTTAAAAATAATTTCTACATCATTGTCTAATTTAATAGTTACATCGTCTATCATTTCCAAAGCAATTGATTTGATTTTATGTGTTATTAAATATTCATCATAATTAACCCAATGTGTCACTTCATATGTATTCATCATAATTCTCCTTTTTATAATACGAATCTATTATTAAATATTGTCTATGTAGTCGTTTACAGCTCCATTTAAGTTAAAATTTTCGTCTGGATTATTAGTAATAGAAAACTCTTTGCTTTCGTATGATGTATGAATTATTATAGATGTGACAATCTTGAAATGAGCATGAATTGTCGGTGTTACATATCTGATAACCATCTTCTCATTGCATTTCTTCATGAAGTCATTAAAATGAGATAAATCCATTGCTTTTTGTTCGGTATTAATCAATGATCTACATCTCCTTTAAACGCTTTTATTTCTTCTTTTAATAATTTGTTTTCTTCTTTTAATTTATCCCAACCTATAATATATCTATCTAATCTAGATGATTGACGTATAATTATTTCATCCTTATGTTTAAGTTGTCCACGTAAAATATCTAATTCTTGATGTAGATTTTCATTTTCTTTTGTGTAATAATCTCTACTTGCTTTTACTTCTTGAGCAGTTAATGTAGCTATTTCTTTCATCTGTTCTTCGCTCAATGTTACATTAAATGATAAACCTTTCATTTAATTACCTCCATTTTTCATTTTATAATATAAGCATTTGATTAAATTAAAATAAATTCCAAATGTCACTTGAATGTTCGACATATGGTATTCCATTCGATTTTAACCATGAAGAATTCATTACAACAGACACATCAATTCCTTGATTATGCTTTTCTTGTAGTAAGCTGTTCCAAAACAATGCTTCTTCACCAATGAATTTAAATCCTATAAAATCATCACCCATAATTTCTACACCATACTTATTAGATGCAACTTTAATAATGTCTTCGGTTGTTAATTCAATAACGTTCATAACTACTCTCCTCTTTTCGGTTTTTCATTTAGTAATGATATTTCGCTACTTGGTATTTCATTAAAATCATTTGGCAAATCGCCACCATATTCGTCTACATAGTCATCTGTCACCTCGTAAATTGCAAATGAACCGTCTAATTCTTTCTCATTAATCATTGATAAATAAGCTATATTCCCAATGTTATGTCCTGCTGTATCAATCTGATCATTAAAATATAGCCATTCATAATCTCCACGTTCCACATATACTAACTTAATTTGTGCCACCTTTATCTCTCCTTTTATAAAATGAACATTCTACATAATCCTATTTATTTTTCGTTTTGTAATTATGACCAATACTTGCCCTTTTGTAAGCTTCTTTGAATGTTAATTCTGGGTTCTTTTTCCGAATTGAATTAGCTTTATAAATAATAATTTTATTCTTCATTGTCTATGTAATCCTCTTTATGAAAATCGTACTCTTCTTCATCGTCATATTTTACCTCTATGTCTTCAATTACTACCTTCTGATCATCTATGTTCCATTGTTTAACTCCTTCGATATTAAATAGCTCATCTTCAATAGCATCCAATGCGTTATTGGCATTAATGTCTTCTTCGTTATAAATAACTGACATTGTAAATGTGACCTTCTTCATCATATGTATAACTACTCCTTTATTCATTTTTATTTATGTATCTTTTATAATAAATCACTATTATTAAATTCTATATGTGTTTAATAATTTAAGTTATGCATTTATTTCATTTGTAATCAATTAACAACTACTTCTTTATAGCTCCAATCTTTAGGAATTAAATCCAATTCTCCTAATTCATATAAAGAGCATTTATTCGATTGCCAAGCAAACCAGTAACTATTTGAATCTGAATTCACTGGATATCTAATTACCATTTTGTCATCATCTAAACCTCTCGCCATGAACATAGCTTCATTATCATTCCTATACAAAGCTATATTATCAATCTTATGGTACAAAAGCATTGTTATCTTGTTTTCGTTAAAAATATCACTTCTACAAATAATCTCGATATTTCTAATTTTATTTGTCATACATTTTCTCCTTTTATAATATTCAGTTTTTATGTAAAATCACTTTACCTCTCTAAACCATTGCGGATTCAACATAATATGTATAGCCTTCATTAACATTGGAATATCAAAGTAACCAAAATGACATTGGTTCTGTTCGATTCCTAATAAGACGGACATTCTCCGATAAGCCTCTCCACGCCCTAATAATTTTTTCTTCCAGACAATATCAAATAGATCATGACAAGCAGTTTTTAATACTCTCATTTCTTTAGTCGCTAAAATACCAAGCGCTTTACCACTATCATGACAACCTACACTAGCTTTGCAGTTCCTACATAAATAACATTTTCCATTGCCATATTCTTTCCCATAAATTTCTTTGTTCGAAGTAAATACAACTTCATGATTACAGTAAGGACATTGTTTTGGTGCTTCCATAACTATTCTCCAACTTCCTAGATTTATACTTTTTGAAATTCAATCCACTGATTCTTAATGTACTCCCAACATTGATTTAAATAGCAGTTTATCTCTTTCATATCATCTTCCGTAATTGTTTTAATATATACTGGTACGAAATTACCTTTACGCTGTAACATGAAATATAAATGTAGACTGTATTCCCCTTTAATTTCTTTGTCTTCTTCCTGATCATACTTTTCTTTGATATCGAAACGGAAACAGTGATTGTAGTCATGATCAATCCACAAATCTTTACTTACCCATTCTTCTTTGAAATCACTCCAAGTATCATAATCTGATCGTCCAAAATTATCTAATCCATTTACATAGTAATTTGAATCCTGACAATAATAACTATGATTAGTTTCTTTCAGTTTAATTTTCATATATTAATTATCTCCTTTTGTATTTTTGAAATTAATAATCTGCAACTGAATACAGATGTATAAAGTTAACCATGTAACGCTTATTATTGCTTGCTAAATATTTATCACCCATTGTATTCCATGTATGTCTATCTAATAAATCAAAAGTATTTAAGTCGTATACCTCAATACACTTATTAGATGTTGTAGCTAATATGAGGTTTTTATTTATTAATTCTTCAATATCAAGGTAAAATTTCTGTATTTTTTCTTTTGTTAAATATATTGTTTTACCTATTGTTCTAACTCTAATACCTAATCCATAACTGTTTTTATCAAACTCGATATCAATGCTACTAAATTTTAAATCTGTGTTTTTATTAAATATATCCGCTAACCGTACTACATCTTCTCTGGTGATCTTATAAGTTTTACCTAGATATTCGTTGACTTTTCTATCTAAAATAAAACCCATATATAGAGCCTTAATTACTCTACTCTTAACTAATTCTTCAATTTTCATAAACATTTACCCCATTCATATAGTCAGTACAACGTTCATTAAATATCTCTTTTATTGTTTTATACTCATAGTTAACTTTCATATATGCTAATCTCTCGTTTCACATAAATTATTTTTATTTATTTTATCATTTAAATATGAAGGTAGCATTAAGCCACCTTTGTTCTCCTTACATACAAAACGTGTTGATAAAGAGACGTTCCTTCATATCGAATCGACTTAATGCCTTCTGGACGATCAGCTTTAATTTTGTCAACGATTTCACTTGCGCTTAATGAATTGTACCTTGTTAAGTACTCCTCAATAATCGAATCCTCTAGGTGTGTCCAATCATCGTCTGTTTTTCTCATCGCTACAATTCCACCCTTCTGTTATTTGCTGTCATTGTAGCATAAGACCCACCTATATTAATATGATATCTTTTAGGAACACAATTCATAAAAATAATTATGTATTTTTTTCTTATTTAGAAATCAAAAACAACTTTCTTCTTAAATCCAAACTCTAATAGTTTTTCTACAACATAATTAAACGCTTCGTATTTACAACGCTTACCTATTTGAGAAGCATATGCATCCTTTCGAAGTTGTTTTACAAGTTCAACGAATTCCGAATGAGTGAATTCTTTATCATGATAAAGTGTTATGATTTCCTCTACCTTAATACTTCTTGTATTTCTAAATTGTAAATCATAGTAATACATCTTATCCACCACCTTCGATAATATCTATCTTTTATGTAATTTTTAAAATAGAATCCAATTGTTTTGAACTGTATTAAACTCTTTCTTGACACTTTATATATCAATTTAACTTAAGCTCTCTATTAATTAATAGCGCCTTAATTCATTAGTAAAGCCAAATGCAATTATTATATAAGTTCAATTACCAGTATCGTTAAAGCGAATCACCATTAAAGGTTGCATAAATCTTTGTATATAAAGAATAAGATATTAAGATACATAATATACAGTATTTACGATTTATAATTTCACCTTTTCAGGTAAAATTCCAATCGTGAAAATTTTCCTCTTCTATCTTCCTTCACTATTCATAGCTTATGTAAATTTACACTATAATGATTATTAAACTTTTCTAATCCACTATCTCCAAATGGATCATATTCTGCTTTGTGTTTAGTGATAGTAAGTAGTTTTTCTTTTGTTAACAATTTATTGTACTTTGTAACAGAAAAATTACTTATCCCTAAATCAATTTGAATAGTTTCATAGCTTGGATAACAAAACTGCTTTGACATATTACTTCTATTAATATAAGACTCGTAGTAATACATTAATCTAAATCCAATTAAACCTATATTATCGATTGATTTTAATAGCTCTAAAGGTAACTGTGTAAAGTAATCACTCTTATAAGGCTCTAACATTATAAATCGTAATGGTTTATTAATTGGCAGCTTATCTATTTGATTCTTAATTAAGCCTTGATTATGTAAATTTAAAAAACACTTCTTGAGAGTTCTATTATCTGTGATCCCTGTTACAACTTTTATATCTCTAAGTAAAACATCTATTTCGCTATTATTGAACGCTTTAAACTTCTTATAAAGTAAATAAGCATATACTGCAAATGATTTCTCATCAAGATTGAATCCTATATTTCTAACTATTTCCGTTGGCACTTGAAGCCATAATTTAGTTTTATCACTCATTCAACTTTTACCCTTTATGTATATTATTTATTAATAATTAGGATGCCTCCAATCCATGTTATACAATAATACGTAATACCAACGAAATAATTAGTAACGATTTTTCTCCCATATTTCGGTTATTTTATCATTGTCATCTATACCGAAGTCAAATATCATTCCGCAATTATCACACTCTAGATATTCTGGCATCCCATAAGTTTTGTCCATACTAAGCTCAATTCTTTTAGAAATAGTACCTTTCTTTGTTATTTTGCGATGTTCTGCAATACATTTTTCTCGATATAAAAATAAACTGCCAATTTTACAATTTGGGCATTTCAAATTATCACCTCATCTTCTTTGCAATTTTAAATTTAATAATAGATGTGTTTTATCTAATACCTATTCATTACTTTTCCGTCAACTTCAAAAGTTAATTTAAAATGTTCTCCTTCGCCATGCCAAGATTTATCATCAAACTTTTTTGATTCCACTAGTGAATAGATTATCTCACTAATATCTAGCTTTTCACCATTCATATCAATTAAATACCAATAATCTTGACTATCATCATAATATAAACGACCTTCTAACAATTTATTCCTCATCCTTTCAATAATAGTTCTATTTTATCTACTGATAGCAACACCTTTAACAAACTACAATCATTTAATCAATTGTAATCAAACCATCTTTTGTACTTTTAAGTCCTAATTTCTTTAATATTGCATTTAACTGTGCTCTATACCTAGCCTTCAATTTAATCTGTGTTTCTTTATCCTCAAAATAGTCATTTTCATACTTAGACAACCAGTAAGTGGCCTCACTCATTGGCAATTCCTTAATTACTAACATATTTATTGCACGTAATCGATTACTGAATTCCTGATTAGTTAAGCCTTTATTTTTATAGTAATCCGAAACAACTTTATAAATTACTTCTTCAGAAAACTCCATGAAAATACACCTTCTTATATTATCCTCAATTTTTGTATGCATCTGTTAAACCTTGAGCATAAGCTAATAATTTTATTTTAGATTCATCAATTTTCTCTTCTGGTACAGCTTTAATAATTTCTAAAAGTTCTGCCATACATTCATTTGCTGCTATTGCATTCTTTTGTTCATTTCTCCCTAACAGATAGTCTATAGAAACATCAAAAAAATCGGCTATATTGATTAACGTTTCTAGCGTAGGTTGTTTTGTACCGTTTTCATATGCGGTATAGGAAGTCCTTGCTACATTCAATTTGTCAGCAACAAAACCTTGAGTCCAATCCTTATTAGTAATTTTCATTTCTTCTCTTAACTTCTTGAGTCTCGCTGCTAATATAACCACCATAATCACCACCCTCGTTTTACCTTTAATAATAACTTCATTTTATTTACGCAAACCATCTATTACTCTTTTGTGGTACTTAATATCCTCTTCCTCTACATCAAATACAACTTTCTGATCAACATATTCGTCAAATAATGAAGAATCAAACTTTTCACTCCATCCTATTAAAAACACCTTTTTACATCCCTTATCAAAGATATTTGTTATTGACTTCGTATTTACGCCCTTTTGATTAATCATCGAGTCTATAGGATAAATGATTGTGTAATCTAGTTTGTTAGGCGAGTTCTTCCATGTCTTACTATCAATAGAGTCGAAATAAATATCATTAGAACCAAATTCATAAGGAGTACCAGTTTTAAAGTTATTACTGGCATTTAAAAATGTATCTAAATTTTTAAGTGTATTTGCTCTGAAAAGAATATTTTTATGTTCAACCTCATTTCCTAAAATAGAAAGTACCAACTTATGCTTTTCATACATATGTGTACCCGTTAACAATAAACACCTTCTATCAGAATTAATAAAATCTATTATCTGTTCTTTTGCTTTTTTTCTAGTATTCATGCAACTTCACCTCATAATTTATTTCAATAACTTTTCAATTTTTAAAATGATCGATTCTAACTTAATTTTATTTTCAGTTAAATTATTTTTGATAAGTACTAATTCCTCTTTTGAAAATAGTTCGATATCAGAAAAATCTATATCATCATTGCCTAATAAAAAATCTACACTCACGTCAAGTTTCGATGATAATATCAAAAGCATGTCAATTGATGGAGTACTATACCCATTCTCATAATTACTAATTGTTGCTTTAGTTGTCGTTACTAATTCAGCTAATTCTTCTTGAGTGTATTTTTTGTTTTTACGAGCAATTTTTAATCTTTTCTGGAACATAATTCACCTTCTTCTATTACCCAGATTAGTAAAATATTTTTTTTATTTTCACTTAAATTACTTTTGTGAACCTTCATATTCCTTTATTTCACAATTCTCATTAGGTAAATTCAATTCTGCATAGCTTTCAGCTTCCTCTTTTGTTTCGAATAAGGTAGGTATTCTATGTTCAGTAATAATTGTCCCTGTTGTTGATTTAATTGCCCATTGATTTCCTATCTTTATAAAAAACATTATTATTCCTCTTTTCATTTTAATTTTAACTGCTATACATAAATAATAGACTTCCATTATCTAATCTTAATCAATTCCTAATTCAACTCTTTCATATTCTTTTTTACTTTGAATCATTTCAGACATACAGTCTTTATTAGCTATAGCTTCCTTATATACAGCTACAGCTTTTTCTTTAGAATCAAAGAATAAATGCTTAAATTTATCAATTTTTAAATCTAGGTAGCTGACTACATATTCACTATCAACCTCTAATTTTGAAATTAAAATTTCAGCTTCTTTTTCATCATCATCATCATACTCTTCATCATCTGTATTTTCTTCTTCATTAAAACAAGCTAAATGTCGCTGTGGAACTAAATGAATTGAACCTGATGTATCTTCACATAAAGCCATTCCATTATCGTATTTATAAATAACAATTAGCGTTGTATGCCCTTCAAGACCTTCATATGGCTCTTGAATTGTTGTTTCTATATCTAAGCATTCTTCCTCAACAGAATGTATACCTAATCTCAATAGCTGATCACGATAATCCATTGAATCATCTAATATTACATCTATATCACTAGAAGACATACCTCTATCATCTAATTCATCATAAATATTATCTTCTATTTCTTTAAATTTTTTAATTATATCAAATATTTCTTTATCCATTACTTACACTCCTTATTGATTAATCTTCATCTCTTTCTAAGAATTTACTAATGAGATTATTTAATTCTTTACTCTCCATCACTCTATGAACCATACTTTTAACTTCCTCTCACCTTAAAGACTTCTTTTCACACTAGAGTTTGAGGTGTTTTCCCATCACCCTCTTTAATACTAGGTGCATTTTGAATAATGTTCATATTTTCTGATGAAACCAACACCTGACCAACAAGTTTGCCATTTTTATACTGAAAAATCCATGTTCCTGTATCAAACTTTCTAAAATACGTTTTCATACCTTCTCTGTCTTCTAATTCACAATAACTCTCTAAAAACTCACTTTTCATTTTATCTTCCTCCTTAATATTCAATTAAAATACTTCTATTTTCTAATTATCATCCAATATGTAATATCTAAGCCCTAAGATACTAGTTCTGTAATAAGCTCATCGATGTCATCATGATGGTATGGAGCTACGTCTTTTAGCTTTACCAAGAAATTTTCCATTTTTGAAGGATCAACACAAGTGAATTCAACTTCTTTTTCTTCTGTAACTACATTTAATTCTACTCTGTTTGGCTTTCGAACGATATCAAACGCGAGTAAAAATTGAGCTTCATTTAATGTAGTGGAAATCACCTGTAATGCTTCTTTTATTTGAACATTTACTTTCATAAGTATATTCCTCCTAAGTTTTATAAAATGCTGATTTTATGTAAGAGTAGTATCACTCTTTGTAATTCTCATAAAGTTCACAATTCAATTTCCGTTTCATTCATTTACTTCTTTTGTTTCAACTCCAAATAAAGGGCTATCAAAAAACTTACTCATTGTTATCGCACAACCATTACAATAAGCTTGAATTGTACTTACTTTTGGATGTTTTGATCGTCCATTCATAATCTCTGAAACAGTAGATTGTTTTAATCCTCCTCTTCTAGCGATTTGTGTAACAGTACTTTCACGTTCATCTGCTAATTGAATCATTCTTATTCCTATTGCGTTATGAAGTGTCATTTAAACTACGCCTCTTTTCACTTATAATCTCTTCATAAAATTATACTTTTATAGATCAATTTTACTTGATGCTCAAATGGTATACAACTTCCAATTATAATACTAATCACAATTATAATCAGTTGCTGCCTCCATGTATACTTAACCTGATATTACCATACGCATAAAAATAAAGTCAAATACAATTATGTATTTTTATATTTAATTTTAGTTTGGTTAACTTAAATCAAAAATTCTATACGATTGAAGTTTCAAAATCATACAATTAATAAATCAAGATTCTGTCTATCTCTATATTCGTATTAAAATTCTACATATCCCAATTTTCAAAATGTAAAATTCTACGATTTTGATTTTTTAATTCTACAGTTTTGATTTTTTAAAGTGATGAAAAATTCTATAGATTTCATTTTTCATTCAACCAGTTTAATTCTTGCTACATAAATCGATTTCTAAAAATGAACACAACAATACATCCTAATTTATTTTTTCATGTATTTAGTTAGCTAACAACTTCATGTATCCCTTTTGCAGCTCTTTCATTTGATCTTTATAATAATCAACTTCTTCTTTTGTATAACTTAGAGTAAATAATGTAGGAACTTCAATTTCCATATCTGAATTATTAACTGAGATCTCATAACGAGCGAAATCATATTTATCCACTAATTCAAAACCATATTCTTTATTTATATTGTTAATACATTCTTCTCTTACCTCCTTACTCATTTGTAGTAGTGCGCCGTACACTTCATACTTATTATAACTAACCCCAATATTACAATCCGTAGCATTATTAACAACTAATTTTAATTGATTCATCATTTTTATATCCCCTTTATTATTTTAAGTATTTATTCATATAAATTATATCACAACAACTTAACTTGTTTCTTTGTAAGATTAGATCATTTTAATATCAATATTCAAATTTTCAATAAATAATTACATTATTATGTATTTTATATTTTAATCAACTTAAGAATAATCGAGTTAAGATACCTATAACCTTACTCTAAGTAGATAACTGGAACTTTTACTAAAATATATCTTACTTGTAAGCTATAAGTAAATTATACATAAGATACAAGTAAGATACAATAGTTTTTTAAATTTAATTTTGTATAATTTGGAAGTATTAATTATTCTTGACTATTCCCGTCTTTCTTATCAATTGATTTTTGAAAAGGAGTTTTGTTGTTTTGAGTTTTAGATGAATAGTTCTAACTAATAAATTGATCGAACATATTATTGATTATGAGGTAAGATTTATTAGTTAGAACTTTAACGGCTTTTTCAATTGTAATTATTTAAATACCTATTATATTTAGCACTACTTTAACATTTGACTGTTACAATTAGCTCTAATTGTTCTTACTCATCCGTTTGTAATTAGAATGTCTCAGTGTTATTATTTGTTTCCTGTTACTATATGGGATCATGCTCACCACCCCTCGTCTCAAATTCATCCCAAAACTCGTAGCAATATTTTCTACACGCTGTTACTATATAGCGATTTGGATACATATTGAATTAAAGTAAGCATTTTTTTGTGAAGTAACTTTGTAATTTCTCTATTAATAGGAAGAAACTCAATTCACTTATTAAAAGTTCTTATAAACATTGATATAGGAGCGTCTATGTAGGTAACTAAATTTTATTTAAATAAATACATAAATTTAGTTGACTAAATCTTCATCGGATGTTATGATAAATTCAAGTTAAACAAATAAATACATAAATATACTTCAGGAGGAACAAATAATGAAACTACAAAATAAAATCAGTGCTCTATCTAATATGAAAGCTAAAGAGTTACAAACAGAGGCAAACAAAGAGGGTTTAACATGGTATAACCGTGAGGAAAAGCGAAAAATGCATAAAGATGAAATTATTACTTTGTTAACTGAACACTACACAAACTTAATTGAACAGGATCAAAACACAGAATTAGAAATTGAAAACTCAACGACTGTTCAATTAGTTACACACTTTAAAGAACTAGCTTCCAATGCGATAAATGCAGCTAAAGAAGACTATAACCAAGCAGCACAGCAATTAAGTAATGTAAAAGAGTTACTATCAGATGCATTAGTGAAGTTGCAAGATAAACTAACAGACAAGAAAAACAAATTACTGGCTCGTAAATGGAACTTAACTATTAATAACATTAAATGTATTGTGACTACAGCAGAACGTAAAATAAACGCTGTAGTAGCTTAAATAAAAATACTATTTTATAAAAATTGGAGGAATGGAAAATGAATGAATTAAACAATAAATTAGTGAGTGCTTTTATTAATCAAAATTATTGTGAATGTAAAGAATTGATTGAACAAGGTGCTGACAGCAAAGTGATTATTGAGCAAGCAAAAAAAATTGGTGGCAGACATCTAACTATGTCACAAGATAGAATCATAAGAGAACTTGCTTAATTAAAAACAGTATATCATTTAAAAATAAAAATATTGAATGGAGAGAATGAAATTGACATTAACAATTGATTTCAAAAATATCGTAGCTGAACTTGAAAATAAAAATGTTAACTTGTGCTTTATTAAAGATAGAGGAATGTTTATTGAAGATAATAACGGAACTTTATATTCTTTTGGAATAGCTGACCACAGCTCGTATTTAGATAGTTTAATTAAGAATGAAAAAATGATTACATTCAATAGAGTATGTACATCTAAGAGTAAAAATATAAAAGATTACGAAAAAGAAATTTGGGGAGTTTCTGAAGTATCTGATTTTATCGAAAGACAATCGCCTTATTGGTGACAATTAAATAAAAAGTAAATATTATCTAAGATGTTGGGATGTCTGCCCTTCTCGTATCACATTAAATAAATATAAAAGGATGGTATTTAAATATGAAAATTAAAAACGTTTTGCTTTCAGTAGTTACAGCTATGTCACTTTTCACTGGAGTTACAACAAATACATTAGCTAAAGATGTAAAGGAATCTTCAAATAAATGTACTCAATTACATTCAAACAACTTAAACTCTAATCAAGCTGAATTATTCTATATGTACAGTAACGATGAAGGACACTTCTTCCTTGATCCAGAGGTAACAACAGAAAATGTTATCTTTATTGGATTGAATGATTTTAAAATAGATACCCCTACCCTACATCATGGTAAAAAGTTTATTGGTACATTTGCTGATGATTCATCATGGGAATTAATAAGCATTAAAGAAAATAAATAATATTCATTTTGGAGGAATAAAAAATGAAGCATTCATTTAGAAAAGAAATAGACGACCAAGAAATGAGCGATATTATAAATGAGTTATCAAATAAGTTTGTAGGATTAACTTTTCAAGATGATAAATATCGTATATTCATGGTGAATGGTATTTCAATAATCACTAAAGGAAAAACTAATTATTGGTCACTTACTTATTCACCAATGAGCGACAATGGATTAGTTCATTCTTTAGTAAAATACACTATACCAATTAATGATTTTATTAATAGTAAATTTAAAAATTATAAGAATTAATTAAATATAACCATATCTTTAGAATTCCCCTACCCCATTAATAAAGTGAGGTGAAAACATATTGATGCAAAAATGTATAGCTGCAATTGACAATTATTTATGGACTTCAGAAGATGATTCACAAGAAAAAGTATCATTTTATAAGGTTGCTTTATCGGTCAACGCTATATCTATTTTAATGCTCATATTTATACTTACAAAAATTATTTAAATAAATACATAAAACCTATTGTATTTTATATGTAGTGGTGTATAATAAGAATTAAGAAAAGGAATTATTAAAATTTAATCGGAGTAAATAATCCTATCTTGTTTATTGTGATTAAATTTTAAGCTCAGAATTCTTAAATAATATATGCTTTTTATCTAAAGGTTTAAAATAAAAAATACATAATATTAAAAGGTGGTAATTCAAATGAAAGAAGTAAACTTTATGAAAGTAATTAATTCAAATGTAGATTATGCAATTAAAGCAACTGAAAATAGTTACCGTAATAAGTTTTTCATCGTAGTTAATGGTGATCGAATTGAAAGCTTCAGTAAAACAAAACGTGGAGCAGAAGGTTATATCAAGAAGAGTACATTCAGTTACTATGATGATTATTCTCATGAAATGATTAATGCCGGATCGAACCTTGAAGTTGTTGAATTATCATCTTTTGATATTATTGACTATTATAATGAAGCTAACATCTGGTTTGATACAATGTTTTCACGTTGGACAATTAGACAAAGTAATGAGTATATGTTAACACTAGCTAAAAAATTAGAATGTAGCGAAAACGTAATTAAGATTATTGAATCAATTCTAGATAATCCTGATGCTAACTCTTTCCCTTCCCTTTCAACGATTGGATTAGAAGAAAATGAAATAGTTGAAAGTGTTGTAAATGAAAGCGAAACTCTAGAAGTAGCTACACAAACTGAAACAATTGAAGAAACAGACAATTCCATTGCAATGAAGTTAAATGATGAGAAAAATGGTGTAGAGCTATACTTCACTGACAAACCTAGCGAGGAAATTAGAACTCAATTAAAATCATATGGTTTCAAATGGTCTAGATTTAACAAGTGTTGGTATGCTAAACAAAATGAAGATACATTAACTATAGCCGAAACGTTATCTAGTGGAAATACTGAAACTTTAGGAGCTACTAACCCATTTGAAATAGAATTAGTTGAATTTGTGGATATTGCCCAATTCAAAATTAATGAAGACACTGAAAAGCGTTTGATTGATAATTCATTAATCAATAATGGGAAAGAAGTAGGTAGAGAAACAAAACAACTACAGATTACACTTTTCAATTTGTTAGAGAGTACAAAAGAAGTTATCAAAATGGCTGATAGTAATTACAGCAAGAACACACTTATTAACGGTTTTAATGACTTTTGTGAACGCTATACAAGAGAGCTAAACAGTTATCTATATCAACGTTCTGTCAATCCTTCATGGGCTGTCACTGGACGTGGTGGACTGAATGTGGCACGTTACAATAAAAAGCAAGATCAATTGCATAACAAAATGAGTAAAGTGGTTGAGGTATTAGATAAGCAAAAATCCATACTTGATAGATATAAGATCAAGTTTAAGAAAAATGAAGCATTTAAAACTAAACAAGCGATTGAACACGCAATTAATAATCTAGATAGTACTTCCCTTTCCTTTAGTACTCAACAACGTGAAATGGATTATTACGGTTATAAATATAATACACGTTCTTATGAATCGCCTAACTATTTCTTTATGAAAATGGCAGGTTGTTACCGAATATTTGAACATGTTACAGGTAAGGAAGTTCATAGCATGAAAACAAATGACAAATTAACAGATGCTAAAAAGTACGTATTGTATTTAGAAAGTAAGTTTGTTAAAACTGCAATTTAATTATAAAAATACAAATGAAAAGGATTGATATAAAAATGAAAAAAATTAAAATTGTAAAAGAAACAGGTTGCTTTATGTATCTTGATGAAAATAATAATATGATAGACCATTTCTTTCTTAATATGTACCGCTTTGATCAACTACCAGATGAGTTACTAGAAGCACTTAAAACACGTTTAGAAATGGAAAAAGTTATTCCTTTAGGTATATATGGTAGTTTCTTTGATAACAATTTATATTTAGTTTGTAAAAATAAAAAATATATCAATGATGACTATGCTTTTACATTTAAGTATACGAGAGAAGGAAACGAAAAAGCACTAGGACATGACTTCTATAAGGAATACATTTATAACAATAAAGGTTTTACCCCATTACATGATTTTAGAGAAACTAAAAACAAGGTAGTCTAAACTATGCCTACTCGTAAAGAGTATCATGCTAACTATTCAATTCTGGAACGTTTGATAAATATACAAAGTAAAATTAATAATAAGTTGACTACACCCGAACCACCTTATAAATTAAATGTTACACATTGGATAGCAAGACCAATAAATCATAATGGATATGTAAGACAAATAGTTGTATTTAATGAAGATATGTTATCAGCTATTCAAGTATTGAGCATTTCAAACGGTGAATTATTAGAGCTTTTAAAAGTAAGTTCTAGCGAGTATATAGCTAAATACAATTATGATATTGAGTATGTAATAACTAAAGAATAGGTGAAATTTAATTAAATAAATACATAAATAGTATTGCACTTTTATGTATTATGGTATATAATAGAATTATCTTAAAGGAAAGGAGTTGAAAAAGTGGATATTGATAAAATGCTAGGTATAGGAACATTTATTCTTTCGTTTCTAGTTAGCATTTCGACAATAATGCTCAATAGACAACAAAGAAAAGTAGCTAAGATTGACGAGCGATTGAAGAAAGAGCAACTAAGACAAAAGAAAAAGCGACCATCTTCCCCATCTACCAAACGAAAGAAGAATAGTCGCAAATGAAACTGAGGGGTTAACTCCCCTCTTCCTATCTAGTATAGTATCATGATCCATTATTTTATGCAAAAAATTAAAATCCTTAATGTTTTTAATGTACTGCTATTGGCACTGTCTACGTTTTTTGCTTTTAGACTTTTAAAGGATGGTGTCAATACAGTAAATGATTATGTATTATTAGTCGTGTATTTATTGGTAGTTGCAGCATCTATAATTAGTTTCTTATATCATCTTAAGTCAAATAAGTAAGTATCTTATTGGAGTAGCCAATTTATTTTGGTTACTCTCTTTCTTATATAGTTAACTCAATAACAGTTACTTAAAGTAACCTACTTACTAATAATATGGTGCTTTTTGGGTTGTAAAAATGCTAAAGTATGGTGCTTTTTGGGTTGTAACAAAATGACTAAAATAACCATATAAACATTGAATATAACTCCCTTTTTTACCCTTGAATCATATCTATATCAAATATCTAAAATTACATTAAAAGGAGATTATAAATTATTGAATCAAATTAATTATGATAAATATAAAGGTAAAGTTAGAGAACATATGATTAATCAGAGTCAAAACTATTTAGTCAAAGATGGATTAGTATATGATACGTTAACAGGTGAAAATATAAGTAATCAATACATTAATCAATGGTTAGTTCCGGTATTACAAAGTGTAAACGTAAATAGCAAAGAAGCTTTTAAGTCATTAAAGGTATTGGGACAACATGAAGCAGAGAATGGACAGTTTGTATTTGCTTTCTTTACCCTATCTAAAAACATTAAAGATACATTTCCAAACTTAAAGAAAGCTGATATTGCAAGACTAATGTATCTTGGAACTTTAGTTGAATGGGAAACAGGAATACTTAAATATGGTTATGGTAAAGGTATAGAAACTATTACATATAAAAACTTTCATGAGGTTGTAAAGCTGAGTAAGAATAGAGCTTATCCATTACTTAATCAATTGTTAGAAAGCAAAGTATTAAATAAAAATATACATAATGAATTAATAATGAACAAGGAATTGTTTTATCGTGGACGTAAAGAAAACTTTCCTATGACTATTAAAGATAAGAAGTTTACACGTTTATTTAGAAAGACAGTACAAAGATTGTTTACTAATGCTTCAAGTCAACAGATGAATAGTATAGCAATTATCTATATGATATTACCATTCCTAAACCTATATACTAACATCATAAGTCATAACCCTGATGAAATAGATATAAATAAGATTAACCCTATGACGTTAGGACAGTTAGCTGATATGTTAGGATATAAAGATTATAGAAAGTTAAAGACAACTTTGAATAGTGTAAAAATCGGAGAATCCTATGTATTTGGTTTTTTCTATACTGAAAATGATAAGCGTACAATGAAGATAGTTGTGAACCCTAAGGTAGTATTTGCAGGAGATGGAGAACAGTTAGGATTATTGAATACTTTATTTAGCAAATGATACTAGGTAGTAGTAAGTTGAAATATACTTGCTGCTACTTTTTTAGTTTAATTTAAATAGATAAATATATATCGCAGATAGTTATGCACAGTTTATTAACATATCCACAAGTAAGATTAATGAATATAAAGTCTTCGACCATACGTCACCTGTTATATAGCGAATAGAACAGATAAATAATAGAATTATATTTTAGTTATACATTATTTATTTTAGAACATTTGTTTGCTTTTATTCATCTTATTTAGTGCTGATTATACTGTAAATAAGTGGGTATTATAGGTAAAATAATATACATTATATCCTTATCACCATTGAATATAGGGGGGGGGTATGTTTACATTTTAAAGTTTGTTAGCTGCGCCAATATCACCCCTACCTCTTCCATCCACACAGCATGTATAATTTTATTACTTTATACCTAATTACTACACTACTCATACTCGTTTTTGTAATCGTACTTAACCTCCAATTCCCTTATAAACATTGGATATTCAACTATAGTACTTTTGTCACCACCTACTCATTTCCCCTACTTTTACCTTTCCATTACACATAAAACACTGATGAACATTGGATATTACGATTAACTTGTAACGACTAATATTTAATCGATCTTACACATTCATATAAATCTCCCATTAACATTGAATATCACCCTACTTTTTAATTAAATCAGTAGAAAATAAAATAACTCGAAAAACAACGATAACTCATCTTAAATCCCTTATAAACACTGCATATTAGCAGCAGGATTCTATTAGTCAATCGACTATTGATGAATTTCTCTATTATCGTCTTTTCGAGTTCAAAAACTATCCATTATTTTATTGTTAAGTATTCATACCCTATAACTTATGATATTTATTTGTCATTAAGGTTATAAATTTGATTTTCTTATTTAACTTAAATATTTACCATTCTCTACAATATCAATCGCATACCTTAATACACTTTTCTTAGGCACATCATCTTTAGCACACATAGCTAATAACCTCAACGATTCTTCAGGTTGAGTTATAGATAACTTACTTATTATTAATAATAGTGCTGAGTCTACAGATTCACTTTCACATAATTCAACAGTTTTTATTTCTTTCATTTCCTTTTACTCCACCTTTCTCAGAATTAATTACTGGTATTATTTCAATTAATTACAATAAAATCACCTTTACCTACATAAATTATACATTCAAACATTTATCTTACAGTTTAAATATACAACATAATACCTAGCAAAGCCATTCAGTTTTTACATAATTCTACATGATTCGACAAAAAATCAATACAAATTTTGCCAACATATAGATTTTAACGTTTTTATTAGATTAATACTATACATATAGTGGATATTAAAAATTATTTTTTAGTTTGACTGTCACTTCTCCAACTTTTACATTATAATATTAATAAATACATAAACAATAAATTTAAAGGAGATTTTGCATGACTACAAAATTTAACAAAGAGGATGTTTTATTCTATTTAGAGGAAATGGTTCAAATGGAGATGTCTACTTCTATTGAGGAAGATGTCTACTTTTCACTCAAGCAAGGTAAGAACGTTACAAGAGAACAATTGGGATCGGTACTGAAACGTATGAAGAAATGGCAAAACACAGTATTTTAATTTAATAAATACATACAACAATTAAAAAAGAATTCTAAAAGGAGTTGATTATTTGGTAAGTGCTTTAGAAAAACAGGTTTATATCTATAGTATTGGTACAGAAAGCTTCTATACCAATTGTGAAAATGAAATACATAAAAAATTAGTTAGGTTATACATATTAAGAGGTAAATTAGATAAAGCAATCAAGAACAAAAAAGAGATTCGTGTTACTCGAAAAGAACGATTAATTAAAACAAAAAAGAGTATTAACAAGATTGTACATAATTATAAAAAAGAACTGACTTCACAACTTAATGAATTTAAGGGAGTTAGAGATTTACGAGTTGATTCACTAAGCGATAATAAAATAATTGGAATGTTTGATTCAGCTTTAACTAGAACAGTTGGAATGAAAGTAGATAGTTTATCAACAGATTTATTTATTGTAAGAGCTTTCTACTTCAGTGTACTTAATAATATTATGAAAGACGGCTTTACTTACAATGGTGAGAAATACATTTATTTTTCATCTAGTGCAGGTCAAATAAGGACTAAGAAGGTTGTCTTTATAAAAGAATTATTATGGAAAAAACATGAGGGTTCGTTAACCTGTGGATTGAGTATAGATGAAATTAATAATAAGGGAGGCTGTAATGTTAATAAATTACTTGCGTATAAAGCTTTAACTGCCTCAGCAAGTATAAAATGGAATGGCTTTGATATTGATAAAACTATTGTTGTTCCTGATTTAGAAACTAAAATAAATTCAATCTTTGATTACATTGATCGAGAAACTTATAACATTACATGTAAAGAAATGAATGTACCCATTGAGCACACTGATGGATGCGGAATGATTCTTCCAAGAAAATCAAAAAAGGCTTTTATGACTAGATTGCCATATGTGAAAGGCTTATTAGTCCCCTTTCCTTTTGATGAGTTTGCTAAATTACATGGTAATACTAAAGTAAAGGATATATACGGTAAGGAATGGGACATTATTGAAGATGATATTCAAGTAATATTTACTAAATCCCAATTCAAAATGAAAGCTTATTATAATGATTGGAGCGATTATAAAAGGAGATTTAAAGAAAATAATTGTCAAGCTGTAAAGTTAAATGAAGAAGATATCGGTGAGAATGCAACGTTGAATTATCAAATGCTACAGACCTTAACTGATGTATCTAATCAAGAATTAAAGGAGATTTCCCTTGCAACAATTGAAGATATTTTAAAGATTGGAAATGATAAAGAAACAATGTTAAGAATTTTAGGTGCTACTGAAACAAATAAAAAGAAAAATCATTTCCAAATAGCACTCACCATCTATCCAGAATTATTAAATGATGAACATTCTAAAAAGGTTATAAAAGATAAGAAAAAATCTATGGTCAACGATGCAAGAGCAGGTAAATTAAGAATAAATGGACGTTATCTTTATTTAATTCCTGACTTATATGCATTTTGTCAAAGTTTGTTCTTAGGAACGATCAATCCAACAGGTTTGTTATCTAATGGTGATGTGTTTTGCAATGTTTATGACGAAGGCAAGGTGGATATTTTACGAAGCCCACATCTATATAAAGAACATTGTGTAAGAAATGTCATTAAAGAAGAGGATTTGAGTAAATGGTTTATTACTAATGGTATTTATACAAGCATTCATGATCCTATTTCCAAAATTCTACAATTCGATAACGATGGTGATAAAGCTCTAGTAATTCAAGATGACTTATTTGTAAAAGTTGCAGAAAGAAATATGGAGGACATTTACCCTCTTTATTATAAAATGGGTGCTGCTGAACCAGAAATAATTGATAACACAAAGATTTACGACAGCTTATTGTTAGCATTTAAAGCTAATATTGGAGAAGTTAGTAATAATATAACCAAAATATTTAATTCAGATAAAGAAATTGATTTAGATGTTGTGAAATGGCTTACTGCTGAAAATAATTACATTATTGATTATGCTAAAACATTGTATATGCCTAAACGTCCAGAGGAAGTAGAAGAAAAAATTAAGAAAAGCATTAAAGGTAAAGTACCGTATTTCTTTATTGAGGCTAAAAACAAAGATAAAGATAATGTTTCGGATATTACAAAAAGTACAGTTAATAGACTAAGAAAGATAATTCCTAATAGAAATATCAAGTTCAAAGCAATTGCAGGTAGTTTTGATTATAGACTATTGATGAGTGAAGACATAATCTATGTTAATCGAAAGATTATAGATACATATCGTAAATTGGATCGTTCTAAGAAATTTCTAATTAGAGATACTAACATCAAAGATAGAAATGAAGGCTTATTGTATGTAAACAAATACATAATAAATGAATTATCAAAGATTGAATCAAATAAAGATAAAATTGTAAATGTGTTAGTTAAGGAACTTTTCGGTAATTCTAAATCACCTAACAAATCAACGTTATGGGATTGTTATGGTGATATCTTGGTCTCAAACATTCGCCAAAATTTAAAAGGTACCAAGCAATGTGAATCTTGTGGAGTTAGAATTGAAGCAGTTAATAACAGAGTTAAGTTTTGTGTCGAATGCGCTATAAATATAAATAGAGAAAAAACAAGAGAAAGAATGAGAAATTCTAGGGCAAATGTTTGAGATAGAAACTCTAATAAATGTTGAAATATTAAGGAGTTCGTTTAATTTAGAAACATACAACGCCTTTAAAACGTTGGTAAATCAACATTTGTAAGCACTTTTCAAGAATGTTCTCTAAAGGAATAAAAAACTAAAGTACAAAGAAAAATGGTTCACTCCCCCTTTTTAATTTTAAAAATACATAAACTATATTTGGATAAAAGGAGAAATATTATTATGACTAAATTAAATGTAACAGACTTAGGTAAATTAACAAAGGAAGCTTTTGAAGCTAAAGGTTTCGAAATGGATTCAAAACAATCTAAGGCTTATGTGGAAACAGTGTTTGAAGTTATTCGTGAACAATTAATTATAGGAAATGATATTGATGTCTTTGGCTTCGGAAAATTAGAAAATAAAATACGTAAAGCTCGTAAAGGTCGTAACCCTGCTTCAGGTATTGAAATCGAAATCCCTGAAAAACGAGCAGTAGGATTTAAACCTGCTAAAAAACTTAAAGATGGATTAAATAATTAAAAACATAATAAAAAGTGGTTACGAATGAGGGGGTATGCTCCCCTCATCACTCCTTAAAGGGGTGTTGATAATATTACTGACAGATAAACTTGAATTAGTAAATCTAAGTTTTGGTTCAAAGAAGTTGATTACCATCAAGTGTGATTATTGTGACAATATATTTAATAAAGAATATCGTAGATACTTAGAACATGTTCATTTCAATAAAGATTATTGTAAAAAGTGTATAAAAATCAAAAACGTTGAAGAATTTTTGATTAAATTAAACTCTAGTCAAACAAATGAAATTACTAAATATATCAATGACATTAATGACACCGCATTAAGTGGAGTTTATGCAATAGTAAATAAAGTTAATAATAAATCATACATCGGTTCATCTAAAAACATAATAAGTAGATGGAAGAATCACATAGAAGAAATTAATAAAGGAACTCATTATTGTAATGAATTGAATTACATAGAATTAAATCAATTAGACTTCATTGTATTACACTATCCAGTAGACGTTAAAGATTTGATTAAATTAGAATACAACTATATAAATTTATTCAATACTAAAAATCCTGAGTTCGGATACAACATAATGAGTAAACGTAAAAAGAGCACCATTACGACAGGAAGAAGATTTGAGTTAATAGAAAAACTACAAAAATCTAAACTCAATTTATCTGAGGTAGAATCTATAAAAAGAGAATTATACAAAGGTACTTCAATGAAGGTATTATCAAAGCAGTACGGTATAAATTACTCTACAGTACAGTCAATAAAGCGTTGTTCAATTTGGAAAGAGGTATTGCCAGAATTAAATGATCAATTAAAAAGTCTAGTATATAAAGATAGTTATAAAGGCGAATCAAATGGTTGTTCAAAATTAACTGAAGTACAAGTAAAAGAAATAAAAAGTTTGTTAAGCATTAAAAACATGACAATGACTGATATTGGTAAAAAGTACGGTGTCAGTAGGACATTAATAGGACATATAAAGAGTGGTAAGTTGTGGAGTCATGTAGTTTGAATTAAAGAAACAACTTAATCCTTAATTTTAAATACATAGCAAATTAATACAGACGATTTAACATTCGGATAGAGTTAGAGGTAGGGTTCTCCCCTTCTCTACTCTATCCTTTTAATTTTAATTAAAAATTATATATGGATATAAGGAGGATATAAATATGGCTAAGAAGACTAATCAAGTAGGATTCAAGGGTATTTTAGATGTAAATTTTGAAGAAGGACGATCAACTATTACAGAAGTAACGAAAGAGGCAGAATATGTATATGACTTCTTCAAAGAACTTGCTAATTTTAATGGTAAAAGTGTAACTATTTCAATTAAAGAAGATAACGAAATTACACCGATTGAAGATTAAGGGGTGATTAAATGAGTTCTTATTCTTTAAAACGTAAAGTAGATGAATCATTCGATGATTACCATGTACGCTTATTTGAAGATGTACCAATACATAAGTTAAATCCAGATGATATAGCTGCGTTATTAAATCAGGAATCTGGTTTGAATTACTCGGAATCTAAATGGCGTAAAGATTATGCTCAATATGCGAAATGGAAACCTTATATCATATCAAAGAATTCATCAGAATCTGAGTTAGACAAATTAACAATTAAAAAGTTAGAACTACAAAAAGAGCGTAGTAAATTGTCTTCAGAAAAGAGTGAGTTGAATAAGTGGATTCGTGAACAAGCTCGTACTGAAAATATCTATGAGAAGATTGAACAAGCTATAAATAACCTATCCCCTATTCAAGTACCAAAGTTTGAGATCCAAGAAAGCAACAATAAACGTACAGCTATTATTGACATTGCAGACTCACATTTTGGTAGTGAAGGTAGAATTTTAGGATTTAATAATGAAGTATTAGCTGAATATAGTGTGGATATTTTCAAGCGTAGGATGTGGGAATTGTTAGAACATACAATTGCTATTATTGAAAAAGAAAAACTTACGCATGTTACAGTGCTAAACTTATCAGATTCAGTAGACGGACTAATACATATGAATCAATTACAGTTCCAACAATTAGGTGTAGCAGATCAAGTAATGCAATTTGCAGAATTCATGAGTGAATGGTTAAATGCCTTATCTGAATATGTATCAATTGATTATCGTTCTGTATTAGGAAATCACAGTGAGAATAGATACTTAAATAGTTCTCGTGGAGAATTTGCACAAGAAAATATGGAGCGTTTGATTGTATGGTATTTGAAAACTAGATTGTGTGAAAACACACGTATACAAGTATTTGATGCAAAATCAATTATTTACTTCGATGTATTAGGTACTAAAATTTTAGCTACACATGGACAAGATGAGAAAAATTTAGAATCATCAATTAAAGATTATATGATGATTTATAACGTTAATGTTCATCTATTTAAGACTGGACATCTTCATCATTTAAACAACAAGGTAATTGGAATGAATGGTCTACAAAATATTGAACATATGCAATCCCCTTCTATGTGTGGAATCAATGAATATAGTATGAAGCTTAAAAAGACAGCGAATGCAGGTACTCTGATTACAATTTTTGAAGAGAATTACGGAAAATATAATACATATGATATTCGATTCAAGTAAGTGTTGCCTATCAAGAATTACTTAAAACGGTTATTTTATTCAAATTAATACATATATAGAATATTAAAAATGGAATGAGGTGAATTATATTTGCCTACTCTATTAGACAAGGATAAATATAAGAACTGTTCCATGTGTGGGAATAACAAAAAGTTAACGGATTACTATAAGTCTTATAGTCCTTTAGATAAAGTAGATGAGCGTCTTAGGGTTTGTAAGGTATGTCTTAAAAATGAATCTGATATTAATAATGTGGATAGTGTAAAAAATAATTTAAGAATGGTGGATAAACCATTCAATATTTTTTTATGGGAATCTGCATTAACAAAACCAGACGTAATTGGTGAGTATTTTAAACTTATTAATGCAAAAGACTATAGGCACGAAACATGGGAACAGAGCGTTTTTGAGAAGCAAAACGAATATAAAAATGAAATAAATCAACAGGACAATTTATCAATCGAAGATATAGATGATACTTTGTTAGGCGATTTAAAAGAAAAGTATGGTTATGGCTATCCTGATGAAGAATACATATTGTTCGAAAAGAAGTTTATCAACTTAAAGCCTAGTTTTCAACTTCCTACTACAATGCACGAAGAGTACTTACGTGAATACTGTGTGAATAAAGTTAAAGAAACTATTGCTAAAGCTAAGGGCGAATTTAAAGAAGCCAAAGAATGGGCTGCTATGGCTAAAGAATCTGCTGAAGCAGGTAAATTAAAGCCAAGTCAAATGAGTAAAGCAGATTTATCTCAAGGTTTAGATGGATTCGGTCAACTAGCTCGTATGGTGGAAGAACATCAAGACATAATTCCCCTACTGCCAAAGTTTATCAAACAACCTAAAGATGATGTTGACATTACATTATGGCTTTATATTAATTATGTTCGAGATTTACAAGGGTTGTCACCTGCTGATTATGAAGAAATATATCAATTTTATGAGGAACGTAGAAAAGATTATGAAGGTAGAGAATTAGATAGTAATCTAAGTGACGGTGACGAAAATGTCTAGTTACAAAAACTTTCAAGATGATAACTTCAAATACTCTAAAGAATCTTCTAGAACAAATGATAACCCTGCTTTCAATTCTCAAGTGAAAGTTAATGACTTTAAGAAAAATTCATTTAACGAAAACTTTAATACTTGGGTTGAATTCTTACAGTGGGCTAGATGGTTTCCTGATCTCTGGTTTGATCTTATAAAGCCAGAAAAAGGCGGTATGAGATTAGATTTAGACCAACGAGTGTTTCTTAGATGCCTCAGCAGATTTATCAGTACATACGGTGTTTTCCCTCGTGGATTTGGAAAGACAATGATTGAATTAATGTCAATTTACCATACTGCAATATTCTTTCCTGATGTTAATTTATCAATGTCGGCTCAAACTAAGGAAAATGCAGCGTCTATTAGTGAAGATAAGCATAAAGAGTTGATAAAGAAATTTCCATTGCTAATGAACGAAATTACAAAAGCAAGTCACACTAAAGACAGCGTAGAGGTTATTTTTAAGTCTGGCGGTACTTATTCTATTTTAGCTAATGCTCAAAGTACAAAAGGTCAACGTAGACACAGGTTGAATGTGGAAGAATCAGCACTTTTAAACAATGAGCTATTTAAAGATGTACTTGAACCAGTAGTAAACGTTCCAAGACGTACTATAGGCGAACAGTCAGTAATAAGCCCTTACGAATTAAACGGTATGATTAACTTTGTAACAACTTCTGGATATCGTGGATCAGATGAGTTTAATCGAATATTAAATATGATCAACGAGATGGCTGAATTAAAAGGAAAAATTGTACTAGGTGCAAGTTGGGAGCTTCCTTGTCATTATGGTCGAGGAGAAACTAGAAATCAATTATTAGCAAAGAAAAATGACCCTACTACATCTACTACAGCATTCGCCATGAACTACGAATCAAAGTGGGTAGGTGCAACGGACGGGGCATTGGTAAATATTTCAAAGCTACTTAATTTAAGAACATTACCAAAAGTAGAATTAGGATGCCCAAAAGATACTAGAGGAAATTTCGAACTCAATGAATATGTAATTGGTGTGGACGTTGCACGTTCGTCTGCTCAAAGTAATAATAAAACAGCTATTGTAATCTTAAAAATTATTAGAAATCCAAAAGGTTTAATTCGGCAAATTCAATTAGTGAATATTATCGAACCTCCAAACGGATTGAACTTCAAAGAACAAAGTATCATTGTCAAAAGGTTATTTAAAAAATATGGTGGGAATGAGAATTTAAATAAATCTCGTGTTAAAGCAATAGTTATAGACGGGAATGTTATCGGCAAAGGTTTAATTGACAGGCTTTTAGAAGATGTTACAGACCCAGATACAAACGAAGAATTAGGTTGTTTCGACACTATAAATACGGATCAAAAACCTGACCACGAAAAAGCTATAAAAATAGTTTATGATTTGACTGCTACAGGTATCAACGATGAAATTATTCGTACATTTATAGATTACGTTGAAACAGAAAAATTGAAGCTTCTTAAAATAAATGATGAGATTAAAAAGACATCTGTATATGGTGATGACAATCTAGTAGAAGAAGAAAGAGCAAGGCTTCATACTCAATATTTAATTGATGAAGTTTCTAATCTTAAACTTAAGAAAACAAAGAATTCAATAACTGTAGAACAAGTTCAAAAAAAGATTGATAAGGATAGATATTCTGCATTAGCATATGCGCTATATTACATTTTTTTATTTTTGGAAAAAGAAATAGATGAAAAAGATAACTACGAAGAAGATGATGAATTAATTTATTTTTAAAGATAAAAATACATAATGCTATTAAAATTGTATTGGAGGTGAATAAATGTCAGAAATTGTACAAATAGATACAGAGACAGAAGAATACAAAAGAATGGTGAACGATTATAACGACTATATTAGTACTTTTGTTTCTGGATTTGTTACCAATTTATTCTCACAAGGAATAATTGAAGAAGTTGATGCAGAAACACTAAAAAAGTATTTTTCTAATCCTGATACTTTTCAAAAAGAAATTGAGGATTTAGCACAGTATTATTATATTTCTTCAGGTGAAATACATCAATTATTCGAATTAATAGAAGCACTCCCCTCTTTAAATTACAAAATAGATTCATTCGATAAGAATAAACATACAGATAAATATATTGGAATGATAAACAAAGCACTCCACAAAATTAAACATAAACGTTTGACTCGTGATTTACTTAAACAAACATCTGCTTCTGGAACACTAGTTGGTATCTGGTTAGGCGACAAGAATAATATTTATCCTTATGTATTCGATGATGTAAAATTTGTATTCCCTGCTTATAGAAATAATGGTGAATGGCAATGTGTTATAGATATGGAATATTTCTCAAAATTACAAGATGATTTTCGTAATGAACAATTTAACAACATGTCCCCCTACTTAACAAAAGAAGATTTTGAGAAATATCAAAACGATACTTCAAAACACAAATATAAAGAGTTACCGCAAGATAGAACTTTTGTTTTGAGAACTGGAACATTAAAAAGAAATCAAGGCTTAGGTACGTCCTTAGTAACTCCTGGTTTATATGATGTATTACATAAAAAGAAATTAAAAGATGTGGAATACTCTATTGCTAATAAAATTATTAATGCTGTGGCAGTGTTGACAGTTGGTGTAAATGGTGATGAAAAGTATGACACAATGACAAACTTGAAACTGCCTAAGGCTGTGAAACAGAAAGTTCACTCTGGAGTTAAGCAAGCATTAGAAAAAAGTAATACTAAAGGGGTAACTGTAGTAACAATACCAGACTTCGCCAAGTTAGATTTTCCTGACGTTTCTACAGATGGATTAGGAGACAAGAAGTACGGAAATGTTAATTCGGATATTAAGACTGCATATGGTATATCTGGAGCGTTATTGAATGGTGATGGTGGTAACTTTAGTGCATCTAAACTTAATCTTGATACTTTCTATAAGAGACTTGGAGTAATGTTAGAAGATATTGAACAAGAATGTTATCAGAAATTAATCAACTTGATTCTCCCCTCTTCTCAAAAGGATAATTTTGTAATGGAATACGACAAATCAACTCCACTTACTCATAAAGAGAAAGTGGATATTTTAATGCGATTAAATGACAAAGGATGGTCAATTAAGCATGTTGTAGATCAACTAGATGGTGTTTCATGGGAGAGCTTCTTTGAACAAACTATCTATGAAACTGAAGAACTTAATTTACAAGACAGAATTCGACCTTATCGAAGTACTCATACTATGACTAGTGATAAAGGTGGAAGACCTGAAATGGATTCCAATAACGATAATACCGTTAAATCAAAAACAAGTAATGGTAATGATTTACCCGAATAAGTAGAATTTGCCTTTCAAAGGAGGTGAAATATTAATTTGGTCAAAAAACAAACATTAAATTTAGTTTTAAATGAAATAAAACAAAGTGATGACCCAACTATTCTTCCTTGTACTTTTATAATAATGGACTTCGAAAAGTCAGGAAATAATGTTGTAGTTGCAGAAGACGTAGTACTTGAAGGCGGCAAATCCCTTTTAAACAAGCCTATAGTTGCTGCATACAAAGATGTTGAAGAAGCAAATACCAAAACAGATAATTTTGAGGGTCATAATCAATATATCAGTGAAGATAGGTATGGTAATCAAATAATTAAATCTAATACAGTTCCTATCGGGGTATTTACAACTGAGGGGTATAAACTTTCTGTAAATATTGAAGGTGAACAAAAAGATGTGATGGCTTGTGATGCTGTACTTTGGAAAACTAGATTTCCAGATGCTTGCGATTTGTTATTAGAGTGGTATGAAAGTGGTATTAAAATCAATACAAGTTGCGAATATTTGTATTCAAACTATTCTTATCAAGATGGTATTGAATATCATTACCCCCCTATTTATTTTGAAGGTCATGCTATTTTAGCAAGTGAAAATCGAGGTGATCAAAATATAGTATTACCTGCCTATGAGTCATCAAAACTGTTGAGCTTTAATGAGATAAACAAATTTAATAAATTAGTTGCACAAGCAATTAATCAGAAAGACAAGGAGGAAAAAGAAAATATGAAATTCTTTAAGAAAGTATATGAATTATCTCATAGTGATGTCCGTTCCCTACTTTATACACAACTTGAAACATTCTTAGATAAAAAAGAATACTCTTATATTTCAGATGTGTATGAGACATATTTCGTAGTTAATACATACAAATATGATGAGGATGATAATTTAGAGTACGATAAGTACTTTAAATTCAATTATTCTAAAGGTGAAAACGATACGATTACTATTGATGGTGATTCAAAAGTAGAGGTTACTATTAAACGTGATTGGGTAGAAGTTAGTCAATTTGAGTCAATTCAGAATGAAGTAAAAGAATTAACTATACAGTTAAGTGAGAAAGAATCAAAAGTAACTGAATTAGAAAGACAATTAAATGCTACTTCTACAGATAAGAAAACTATCGAAGAAAAATTCAATACTGCATCTGAAAAAATCGTTCAACTAAATTCAAAAGTGGAGGAACTTACACCATTCAAAGAACAATTCGAACAACAAGAGTTAGAAAAGTCTTTAAATGAGAAGAAAGAGTTTTATGGTGGCAAATTTGAAGCGTTAAATGCTAAAGAAAGATTCGAATCAGAAGAAGTACAAGAATTAATAAATAAAACAGTTTGTAAAAATGAAGAAGGTTCTAATGCAATTCTTCAATTAAATTCAATGCTAGTTGATATGGTTGTATTGAACAAAGAAACAAATTCGGAAAAAACTGCAATCAGAGAAGTTTCTAGTAAGCGTGAAAATCTAATTCCGTCTAGTGATGATTTTGATAGCAGATATTCACTTTAAAAAATACATAATAATCGGAGGAAATTTAAAATGGCAAGCGATATCTTAAAAGCTTTACAACAAACAGGAACTCATTCAGTGGGTAATTTGAACAGCCTAAAAATTAAAACGGTAGCAAATGGTGCTATTGTTGAAGGAGCAGATATTGATAATTTCACATTGGGCGAATTAGGTTTTAATACAGAAGGAGAACGTACAGTAAAACAATTATCTGCAAATGATAAAAAAGCTGTATTAGTAGCTTCTCCTGAAACTCGTTATCTTGGTGAAGAAATGACTAAATTCTTCAATGCTGTTGGAGAGCGTGTTCGATGTGTAATTTTAGAAGAAGGTTATACTCGCTTTGAGACTTCAGCATTCACTAAAAATTCAGGAGTTAGTCAAATTAAGAATGGTCAGGTCGCTCACTTTGATGCAGCTACTAAAAAGTTTATTGTTTCTGATGCAGCTTCAGCACATGCTGATTACTCTACTGCTTCTGCACAATTCTTGGTTGTGAATGATGAAGAAGACATACAATATACTCTTGGAAAACCAATGATTCGACTTGAAGTAATTAAGGCTTAATATTAAAAAATACATAACATATATTAAAGGAGATTGAAATAATGGCACTAGACAATACAAAATTAAAAGGTTTATTTAGTCGTGTATACAATAACAAAATGGAAGAAACTGATTCAACTGATATTAAAGCATATATCACAAAAGTATTTGGTGATGGTGGCGCAAATCCTGACCCAACATTGTTACATCAATTCAATCAATTAGTTGTTGAAACAGCAGATCAAATTGCTAAACCAATGGTATCTGATTTACTATCATTATTCGCAAATACTCAAACTCGCCAACGTGGAGACTTAGTTGAATTACGAATTCCACAAAAGAATAAGGCAAAAGTAGTATGGTCTGCAACTGGTTCGGGTGTAGATTTAGTACGTGTAGAAGGACGCAAATCAATTATTGCTGTACCTGCTCACCTCTCTACTGGTTTCTATTATGAACCACTTGATTTAGTGAAAGAATCTGAAGAATATTTCCGAAAATTAGTAAATGATGTAGCTAATGCGAAAGTTAAATTATATCTTGATAAAATCAATGAATTAACAGCTTCTGCAATTAGTTCTGGTAAAATTCCATCAGCAAACGTTTTCACTGGTTCTGGTTTAACTTTAGCTCAATACAATAAAGCTTCTTCTACTATTCAACGCTACGGTGGTCGACCAGTATTTGTTGCTGATTCATTACTTATCGATCATTTCGCTTTCCAACAAGCTAGTGATTCTACTGTAAAAGAATTACTTACTGAAGGTGTTAAAGAAGAGTTACTTACTTCTCTCAACCCTACTACTATTCAACGTACTACTGCCGTAAACCTTGTAAATCCATTTACTGACGAGACTAATTCTAAAGTTGAACTACCAGTAAATAAAGGTTACATGTTCGCAGGTAGCGTTACTCAAAAACCGTTCTCTATCGTAGAATACGGTGGTCTACGTCAAATGACTGAACAGGATATTGAAGATGAACGAATTAAAGTTAAAATTACTCAAGATGTTGCAATTAACCTTGTATACGGTGAAGCAATCGCCGTAATTGAAGATGATAGCATTACTTTACATTAATACATAAAAACATAAGGTGACTGCTTAATATGTGGTCACCTTTCACTTTAAGGATTATAGGAGGAAGAAAGAAAAATGAATGAGACTATTAAATTAGCACGTTATCGCAACACATCATATTTTGTTAAGTACACAGGAAATGGACAAGAAAGACAATATACATGGAGTGGAAGTAAAAATGGTCGTCCAGATATCAAGGTTGTTCCTCGTGAAGTGGTCGATTGGTTAACTATGAATACATCATGTTTTGATAAAGGACAATTAGTAATTCAAGAAGATGATGTGATTGTAAATGAAATAAAAGACACTATTACTGAAGTAGATACTTATGAAAACAACACGAATACAAAGGAAGATATCGAGAAATTATTAGGCGGCAATATTAACAAACTTAAAGCCGAACTCAAGAAAATTACAGTTGATTCCGAAAAACAATTTATAATTGATATCGCTTCCGATATGAAAGAAAACTTAACAAAAGGTAAATTAGACGCTCTAGCTGAATGGATGGGAGTTAGTGCTGATATTATATTTGATTAAGGGGTGGTATAAATGAGTACCACTTTCGATGATGTATGGAGATGTTTCTTGAATAACTGTAGAGTATCCGACATTGATTTACCTAATACGAATGAAAAGATTCACGAAGCAATTAAGAATGCGACTATGTACTTTAACAATAAAATGAGGACATCTATTCAATGTAATACTGAAATTGAAACTTTTAGCGTTGAATTATCAGAAGATCACCTTTTAATTCTGGCTAACTTTATTCGATTGACATTCTTAGTTAATCAACGTACATACTTTGAGTCATTATGGCAACCATTCGCTTCAGATGTTGGATTAAGAAATTTCGGCACTCAAATAAACTCATTGAAAGCATCTGTTCAAGAGCAAGAAAAGAAGCTTGATATCTTAATTATTAATACAATGGAGGACTTTCTATGAGTGATATTAAAGTGAAATCCTCTTATGTCAATAATGAATTTGAAGATGAAAGTGTTTATACTTATTGCTCTAAATTAAGCAAAAGAAACAATGCAATACTCTACTTACTTGAATCATACCTAAATAAAAAGTTACTTAGTGACAGTGAATTAGCTGAAATAAGAAGTGTCGTTTTGACAGTTAGTGCTGATATAGCGAGACTTCCTTCCCTACTGTTTGTTGAGGACGGTGACAGAAATGAAGGATTATAGTAATTATCATAATACTAATACAGGCAACAAAATAACTCATGATGCATTATTGCTACTTACTAAATCCTTAGATAGTTATGCATCGTATGAAGTAGTAATTAATTATGAAAAACCAGCAAAGATTTTAATGAATCAAAAATGGGACGCTGATGGTGAGGCAGTTAAAGTAATTGGTCATATTGCTGACATCGAAAGAGGAAACTTAATTGAATATAATGGTGAATATTGGCTAGTAGTAACTAAACCAGAAGATAATAGGATTTATCGAAAAGCTGAAGCAAGATTATGTAGTGCAGAATTTCCAGTAAAGTATGCTGATCAAAAAGTTGAAATTGGTAAGGATGACTTAAATAGACCTGTATATGACATTATTGAAGGTGAAGTTAAGATGTTACCTTGTGTACCAAAAATGAATGACGCTTCTACCTCTATTGCTGATACAAATAATCCAATAAACCTTTTGGACAATCAAGTAATGATTACTATCCCCTACACTGAAGCTCCATCAATTAAGTATAATGAGAAATTTAAACTGTTCAATGATACATACAGAATTATTCGTATTGACCCTTCTAAATCAATCAATAAAGTGGGCGTTCTTAGAATTACTGGAGAACGAGTTGAAAGTGTGGGTGATAGTTAATGGATTTAAGAGGAAATTTAAAAAAATTATACATCACTTTATCATCACACGAAAACTTACTACGCTTGCTTCATTATAAACCTGTAAACGCATTAGATAGTCCTCTAGATACGAAGAAACCTGATATCAATTCATTATCAGACGATGACAAAGATAATATTGTTAAAAAGGTTTTAATGCCCTCTGATAAAAAATATGATTTAGATTTAAAGTCTGAGTTATGCAGGATTTGTTTCTATACAGGGACTAGGAAGTCTCAAGAAAGCTATAACCCTGCTGCACGTAGACAACAAGATAATGTGTATATGGCTGACCAAGTATACAACTTTGATGTTTATGTACATGTAGATATTGATATTAAAGATTTCAGAATGACTTGGATTTGTGATACGTTGAATGAAATATTAGATAAGGAACATGTAACTGATATAGGCGACTTTAGATTGGCGTTCTCATCCCCTATCAATAATACTCCAGACGGTTTCATTGGATATAAAATGGCATATGTTACAAACTCTGTTCAGTGAGGTGAATAACTGTGAGTATTGATTTAGATAATGTTTGGGGCGACCCTAAGTATATTAATGAAGTCCCTATATATCCAGTTCTTATGAAAGACATACTTAATCTTTATGAAGCAACCACTTGTCTTTTGATACCTAAAAATTCTATGAGTGATCCGAAGATAATTAAAATGTCATATCTGTCTTTCCTAATAAGCATAAGTCAAAGTGACGAAAATAAGCACTTATTAGATAAATTAGATAATCTTATTAAGTTAGTAACTAGGACAGATAATATTGATTACCATTTTGACAAAAAGAATAAGTTGGTAATTTCAGTAGATAATACTGGTTTTATTATGGAAAAGGATTTTGAAAAATTTCGAGAAATCATAAGTGTTCAGAATCTAATTAAGACTAAGGACGATTCTTTGGGCAGTGATTTTGACAAAGCTAAAGCAGATGCAAAGGCGTATTTATCAAAACGAAATGGACGCATTGCAGATTTAGAGCAACAAATAATTGCTTACAAATGTATTCAAAAAGTATCTTATGAGGATATAAAAAACTCAACAATCTATCAATTTAACAAAGAGATAGAAAGAATTGATTTAATAAAAACAGCAGATGTCTTACAGAATGCAAAATACAACAGTATGGTTTCGTTTAAAGAAGGTACAACTTTCCCTCACTGGTTGGACTACATTAAAGATAAATCAGATGATGATGGAGTAGTTTTAACTGGAGACCAACTTAAACAAATTAATAAAAATAACGGAATTGTAAGTATATAAAATACATAATTATGAAAGAGGTATTTAAATGACAGAAAAACTATTTGCTGTTTCAACAGCTGATGCACTATTGATTGATCCATCTAATGATACACTTGTTGTTAAGGCTACGGCATTATTAACTTCGAGTATGGAACAATCAATGCAACAAACAGATATCAATTCAGGTCGTGGTTCACAGTTACAAACTATCTATAATTATCAAAAAGTTTTATCTTTCCAAATTGAGGCTGCTGACTTCTCTCCAGTTTATTTAGCTCTACAAACTGGTTCAGAAATTAAGAACAAAATGAGTAATTACTTTACGGAAGAGTTTGTTACATTTGATTCAACTGGTAAAGGTACTTTATCTCAAACACCTATCGGTAACGTATATGTAGAATCACCTGCCAACCATGTTACAAAAACTCCTACTGGATCAGTTATTACAGACATCGCTTATGCTGATAAAGAATTAAAAGTTGTTTATCAATATGATGCACAAGTGGATGAACTTACAATCGGTGCTAATGACTTCCCTAAAGCATATAGATTAGTTTTAATTTCGGATATTTTCAATGCTGATGGAGACAAAGCTTATGAACAACAAATTGAAGTGCCTCGTTATAAGTTAGATGGTGCATTATCAATGAGCCTAGCGCATGATAGTGTTGCTCAATTCACTATGAATGGTAAAGCTTTAACTGATAATGATATGTATGCTACTGTAAAGTGGAAACCTGTCAAAGGCACTTCTATTAAAGTATCTTCATTGGCTACTGATGTTTCAGAAGTAACATTAGCTGTAGGTGAAAAACAAAAAGTAATGACGTTGGGTATCCGTGGCGGTGGTTATAGCAATGTTTTAATGGATAATTCTAAACTTACTTTTACATCTGATGATGAAGCAGTTGCTACATTTGTAAACGGAGAAATCACTGGTGTTGGTACAGGTGAAACAAATGTAAAAGTATCTGATGGTACATATACAGATGTAGTTGAAGTTGTAGTATCGTAAAAAATACATAATTTGAGTAGGGTTAATTCCCTACTCTACTTTTATATTGGAGAAAAGGAGAAATTTAATATGGGACAATTAACATTATCTGATATTCAAAAACAAGTTGCTGAGTTGGATAAAAAAGAGAAGTTTTATTTAGATAAAGAAAATGATCATTTCATTTATTATTATCCTAAGTTCTCTGAAGATAAAATCAACGAAGTATTTGAAGAACTACTTAGTACAGGTAAATATTGTGAAGAAAATAAAATGAGTAAGTTACAAACAGATGACCAAGTAACAGAATACTTACAATTCCTGATAATAAAACACTTTACTTCACTTAATGATGAACTTGTAAATGAATCATTTGATACTCACTATAGAACTATGAAAGCATTAGGAAAAAATGGACTACATCGTGTTTTCTTAGATCATATGTTTGATACTGCTGAAGTCATCAAAGTTTTAAAACGTAAGAATGAAGTAGAAAAATTAGGTGAATTAGTATTGCTTGAACTTGAAAAAGATGAACGGAATAAAAATAGACAATTACACGTTTTAGGTAAGTAAATATGGTTCAGTTCAATGATTTAGATCAATTGCAACGTTACTTTGAACGTAATTCTAATCAAGTGTTCAATGATAAGAATATCGAAAAGGTCTTAGCAGCTACAATGTCTCAAGCTGTTTATGATGTCGTATACAGTAGATATGTGCCAGTTGAATATAAACGTAGACGTAATAGTGGTGGTTTATCGGACGTTCGCAACATGAAGATTACAAAGGTTGAAGTGAAAAATGGAAAAGTTATAGTGCTATTCGAAAACTTAACATTAGGACAAGGACACTTCTCCCCTATTTATGAACAGAGTCAAGATTCATTACACGGTCAGTTTATTACAGATGTAATTAATGATGGAGAAACGGATGGTAGCAGTTGGTACAGACATGGTAAATGGAGTGAGGCTAGACCGTTTGTTCAAGAAACCATAGCTAGAATTGAAGCTAATCCTACATATTTAGTAAATGCAATAAAGAGTGCATATAGAAAATTAGGATTTGAAGTGAGATAACTTCAAGTCTTTTTTCATTCTTTTGAAAGGAGAATGATGAATTGATTGAAAAAGAATTAGATATAAATAAAAATATGTTACGGGAAAGAGCAAAGAAACTTCCAGATGTAACTGATGTAATGTGGGAGAACGTAAATAAAGAATATAGGAATTTAATTGATGAATACATTGCCTCTCAATCACACTCACCACAAACTAAAAAACAATACAGATCAATGTTGCGTCAATTTGGATGGTTTATTTATGAGTCGCTTAACAATAAACCTATCTATAAAATTAAAAAACGTGACATAATTCGTTATTTATCTTACCTTCGAGATGATAGAAAAATGTCTCCTTCAGCTATTGGAACACGTAAAGCAGTTATTTCAAGTTTGTGCAATTATATTGAAAATGTTGTAATGGATGATTTTGATGAAGAAGAGTTCAATCCATATAAAAACTTCAGAAACTTTACTCGTGGACTACCTGCTATTCCTAAAAGTTCAGTATATGAAAAGGTTAAAGTAACAAAAGAAGAGTATCTTGAGATGATGAAAGTTTTAAAAGATGATGAGAATTATTTAGGCATGGCTTGGTTAGCTGTTGCATTTAATGTTGGTGCTAGACGTAATGAGATTATACAGTTTAAATCTGAAATTGCAGAATACAAAATTGATAATGATGCTACGTATATTATGAGTCATAACGTTCGTTTAAAAGGACGTGGAGAAGACGGTAAAATTGAGCCATACATGATTAATTTTGAAGCATTAAAATACATTAACTTATGGCTTGAAAAACGTGGCTATGAGCATGAATACATCTTCACAAAAAAATATGGTAATGAAATTAAAGTTGTTGAAGAAGGATGGGCTAATTACTTTTGTTCAAGTGTACTTTCTCATGTTCTTGAGAGACGCATTAACCCCCACTTATTTAAGGCAAGTGCAGTTACATACTTATTAGAACAAGGTGTACCTTTAGAATTAGTAAGTAAGTTCGTTGCTCATCATGAGAATGTAGCCACAACAATTGCTCATTATGACCTTAGAGATCATGCTGAAGAAAAGAATAATATCTTCGGTAACATGTCGTAAATAATTGAAATACTCCCCTACTTTAATTTAGGGGACTACTTGAGTTATTTAATCAAATAAGAATATTATTTAAATAAATACATAAATTATACTTGTATCGTTTATTATCTAATGATAAGATTTAAATATAAAGAAAACAAAAAGGTGAGTAATCACTCTCACCTTCCATATTATTAATAAACATCAATTATTTCTACACCTACAATTTTAGTAACTGACATCCATGAATCAAATGAGTAACAATCATCCTTAAATATGAATTTATCAATCATGATTTGACAAGGTGTCACCAGAGTATCAATATTGCTGATTAAATCATCAGGGACATTTTCAATTAATAAACACAGATCAAATTCTAATTCACCTTTGGGCATTACATTGAATTTAAAGTAATTGGTGAACTTGTATGTACAATCTGAAAGACTACTCAAAGACATATTGAAGTTTTCTATGCTGCAATCTGAATTGTTATCTTCATCATAATTGTACTCTTGATAAATTGTTTCAAATGATTTTAATTTATCATTTTCATAAATAGGCTTACCTAGTAATTCAATTTGGGATGGGATGTCCCCTTTTGTAATAAGTTTGATTGATGTGATTAATGTATTCATAATCATTCTCCCCCTTTTATGAGTAATTCACCGTACATATTTACGTTTTACGTAACTTACGTTTAGTGTAAATTACTTTTAACGTAATTGTCAACATGTTATTTTATTTATAATTTGAACCTTGTATAATAACTAAAGAGGTGTATGGGATGAATATTGAAATCAAATTAAAAGAACTTCTAAAAAGATTAAATATGGAGCAAAAAGAATTAGCAGAATTAACTGGTTTATCATCAAGAACAATATCTGAATTAGTAAATAATAAAACAGAGAGAATACCTAAAACTGCCTTAGTTAAAATTGCAACCGCATTAAAAGTAAATGACATAAGAGAGCTTATTGATTTTGAAGAAGAATAATAATTAAATACCAATTTTGCATTACATAATTTATTCCTTAACTTTTTGTATATTCTTGATAACAGGATTGGAATAATTATGAAATTTAGTAAAACAGAACTACTTTCTTTAGATTTAAACTGAATATAAACACCCTCTTTTAAGACAAAACAAAATAATTTCGTATCAAAAATATAACATAATTACAGAAATGCGTAAATATGTAATAAATTGAATTCTATACCTCGTGTGCATATAATTAATTTTAGTGGATTTATATATACATATGAGGTGTTGAATATTGATAAAATTGACAATTGATAAAGCAGCTACTTCTAAGGGAATTAGTTCTCAAAAAGAGTTGAGGGAATTGATCATAGAAAAAACTGGAGTGGAATTAAGGGCAGCTACAATTTCAGATTTATACAGAAACAATAAAAATCAAATTAACAGAGAACACCTTTTTACTGTAATGGAAGCATTAGAAATTACTGATTTTAATGAAGTACTTACAATAAAGAGGAGATAATTTCTAAAATCTTTCATAAATTACATAATCATGTTAAAATTAAACCAAGAATACATTATTCTTGGAGGTGTATTTATGCAATTTAAGAAATGTTTTTTGTTCTTAATTTTAACTACTTCCCTGTTTTTAACTGCTTGTGGGAAGGAAAATACTGTAGAGGCAGATGGTACAAATCAAGACATTCCTGCTTCTGAAAGATACGCAACTGAATACATTGAACCAATAATAAGCGAAGATGATAAATTTATGGAAGAATATAATATAAGTTTATTGGGCAAAGAAGTTCAATATAATTTAGCAAACAACTTAAATAAAGAGTTTTATTTAAAGGGTAATTTAGAACTTTGCGATTATTATAATTATGGTTATACTAATGAAAAAGCTTATTTTTGTGGACAGTTGACACCTGTTGATGGTGGATATTCTGATTCATGGTATTTATATTTCCATAGGGATTCTTTTGATAATGTATATCAGGCATTATTAGAAGGAAATCTGAATATGCAGATTTCTGCAAAAATTCCTTCTAAAGCTTATGAACAAGGTCAAGGTAACATGGCTATTGTCCAACGAATCAAAGCATATTAATTTATAAATAAAGTCTAGGATAAATACTTAGGCTTTATTTATAAATTAAATAAATACATAAAAACCGAGAAATTGAGCGATGATGTTTCGCTTACCTTCTCGGTTTTTTATTTTTTAAATTAATGAAGGAGGATGTGAATGGCTACTAAGAATCCAATTGAATTATTGATTGCGTTAGGTATAAATGATACATTATCAAAAAACAACATTAATAAATACATAGAAAATATCAAAAAGGATTTAAAATTAGATGTTGAATTAAATGCTCCAAAAGGTAACTCGTTAGGTGGAATAAATAAAGAAGTTGAATCTTTACAGAAAAAGATTACCAAGTTAGAGCAAGATTTAACTAAAGCTATGTCTATCCCTAATAAATTTAAAAGTACTGAAGGAATGGCTGATGCTTTTGAGAAACAGCGTCTATCACTTTCTCGCTTAAATACTGAATTAATACGTACTGAAAAATTATTTCCTCGTACAGTAGATAAGTCTAAAATTGAATCATTACGACATGATATAGAAAAATATAGTAATTTAAATATTATTAACCCTACAACCCTAAAAAATAATCAAAAGGAAATTGATGCACTAAGAGAAAAAATTAGAAGATTTAGTGCGGAATCAACTCAAGCTGCTAGAAGTTCTACTGGTATAATGGATTCATTTAAAATTGCTATGGAACGCTTCCCTGTTTGGATGGCTGCTAGTACAGCGTTTTATGGTGCAGTTAGAACCGCAAAAGAATTTGCTAATATACTAATAGACATTGATTCTAAGTTAGTTTCTATTCAAAAAGTAACAAGTGATGGAACAGATATGGGAGCTATTTTTGATAGAGCTACTCAATCTGCTGAACAATTTGGTCAAAGTATCTCACAAGCATTGGACGCATATATAGAATTCGCTAGACAAGGATATAAAGGTGCTGATCTTGGAATACTCTCAGATGCAGGATTAGTTGCAGCAAACGTAGGTGAGATTACGGCTCAACAAGCATCAGAATACATGACTGCTTCCCTTGTACAGTGGAAAAAAGACGCATCCGAAGCCATGTCTATAATCGATAGTTGGAACAATATCTCCAATAATTATGCAACTACCACTGAAAAACTCGCCCAAGGACAAGCTCGATCTGGTGCTGCCGCTAGAGCAATGGGCTTAGAATTCGATCAACTAAATGCAATAATTGGTACTGTAACGGCAAGCACGAAACAGAGTGGTTCTGAAGTTGGTAACTTTGTTAAAAACGTGTTACCTAGATTAGTTGGGAAACCTGCACAAGACGCTTTGCAATCTTTAAATATTTCATTAACTGATGACTCTGGAAATATGCGGGATGTTATTGAGGTTTATACTGAGGTTGCCAATAAAGTTAAGAACATTAGTGATACTGAACGTATTGCCGTAGTAGAGGGGCTTGCAGGAAAATTTCATATCAGTAGAATGCAAGCGCTATTAGACGACTTGGGTTCTGCGGATTCCATGTATCGTTCTATGTATGAGACTTCTAAAAATTCAGCAGGATCAGCGATGAAAGAAAACGAGATTTACATGCAATCTCTTGAAGCTCGAATCGCTTTAACACGAGTTGAATTTGAGAAATTAGCTGTTTCAGTTGGTAACGCTTTTCTCACTGATGGAATGATAGCTTTCCTTCAAGTGGCATCCAGTGGATTAGGGATAATTACTAAGCTAGTTGATGGTATAGGAATATTACCAATAGTCTTAGGTACTACAGGAATGGCTACATTTGCTCTATCAACTAGATTCAGAACTCTAAGTGCAACTGTAGGTACTACTATAATTTCTTTGACAGGACTAAGAGGATCGGCAGTAGCCACTACTACAGCTACAAATCTGTTAACGGCTAGTACAAGAGGTTTAAGCGTAGCTTGGAAAGGCTTCATGGCATCTCTTGGTGTAGGTATTCCATTGGTATTAGTAGGAATAGCTGTAGAAAAACTAGTAAGTAAAATGGGTGATGCAAGGCAACGAGCTGAGGAATTAGAATCAGAAACAAAACAAGTAACAGATTCATATAAATCGAATAAAAAAAGTGTAGATGAGTTGATAGATCGGTACAGTATCTTAGAAGAAAAGATGCGTAATGGTGATAGATCTAAAACAACCCTACAGGAACATGCAGAAGTGGCTGATAAACTTGGAAACATGATGCCTTCACTTGTTCAAGGTGAAGATACATATGGTCGAAAAGTTGTAGGATCATCAGATGTTATTAGAGTTCGAGTTGAAATGCTACAGAGACAACTTGATATACAAGAAAAAATAGCTGAAGCAGAAGCTAGAGAAAAACGTGACGAAAATATTGATACGTATAAGGATTCTATCAAGGATTCTCAAAAAGAACTAGATGGATATCTTTCTATGCTTGAACAGGCTACTACTGCTGAGTCTTTATTTGCAAAAACAAACAGTATACCTACTGAGAAACGTATTAAATTTGTAGATGATAAAGGCGAAAATGTTTTCAAAACTTTTAAAGATGTTGAAAATGGTATTGCCAAAGTAAATACAGCAATTAAAGAATCAAACATTAACGGTGATGAAGATGCTGTAAAATACTATACAAAAGTAGGAAACATTTTAAAATTAATATATGAAGAGGTATCACCTCTTGCAAACAGTATTAATAAAGATGTCCTTTCTCTTCGCACAGCTTATATGGATTCTGTAAATGATATAATTGCCAGTAATTCTGACCTTGATGAATCCGTAAAGGAATCTGCAAAAAACTTATCTTCACAACTTTTAAATGCAGTTAAAGAAGCTGATTTAGAAAATGTAAAAAATAGTCTAGAAAATATGTTCTCAGGAGTTCAATTTACAGATGCCTCCAACGGTCTAATCAAAGTCTTTACTGATTTAGAAAACTCATCAGAAGAATCTTTTGGTGAAATGAAAAAAAATGCTGAAGACTTTCTCAGTACCCTACCATCAATATTAAAATCTGGTGGAATGAGTACCAAAGAAGTAACCGCAGTAATGGCTATACTAGAAAAGAAGCTAGATGATGTTTCTGATAAACATATAAGATTAACGGATGAGGCAAAAAAAACAGGTGTAAGTCTAGAAGAAGTTAAGGCAGGTTCAGCAGAATATAGTGATGAATTAAATGGTGCAGCAGAATCAACTGAGAATCTAGCCTCAAAAATGAAAGACTTCAAAGATGTTACTGAATCAATGGCAGGAGTATCACAATCTGGTGTTGACGCTTTAAATGATCTAATCCTTCAATATGACATGTTAACTTATCAATTAGCAGGATATACGGAACAGCAATTACAAGATATCTACACTAAAGAAAATTTGACATCTAAAGAACGTGAAGTTAAAAAGACATTAGATGAACGTGTTGCTGTTATGAAGGAAATGTCTAGTCTTTACCCTGATTTATTTGGTAAAGATGGAAAAGCAATTGCTTTAACTTCTGAAAAAATCAATGCTATCAAAGCCGAAAACAAAGCAAACGAAACCCTTCTTAAAGCTTATAAACTTGCTCGTGATGGAAAATTATCAGCCGAACAGCAAGCTACATTAGCGTCAGCAAGTGGTACAAAGGCTCGTATTGAGAATATGAAAACTGAAATTCGTATGCTTGATAAATATACTAGAGCTAACAACATTGCTGCTAAAATTGCTAGTGCTTTTAATGGTATTGCTGGATTAGGTTTAACTGCTCAACAAATCGCTTCAGAACAAGCATTGTCAGGTTACCGAGCAGAATTAGAAAGTTTAATGGGTAGTCTAAATACTGATATTGGCAAGATTGATTCTTTCACTACTTCAATTGAGAAATCAGAAAAATCTCAAAAAGATAAAAATACTACAACTAAAGATTCAATATACATAACAGATAAATACAAACAAGCCCTTGAATCTTTAAATCTAGAGATTGAAAAACAACAAAAATTACAAGCTAAATATCCTGAACATTCCAATGAATACCGCAAACATCTTGAGGCACAAATTAAACTTGAAAAAGAAAAATTAGTACTACAAGAAAAACAAGCTAAAGCTATTCAATCTCAAATTGCATCGGGTAAAATTCAGCAAACTGGTAATGTTTCAAGTAAGTCTTCCACTACCTCTACTTCAAACGCTAAAGTTAATGGTTTTGATGGACGAATTTCAAGTAACTATGGTCAACGTGGTGCAGAATTCCATCGCGGTGTAGACATTGCTTCCCCTCTTGGTAGCCGTCTTGATGCTCCTGTATCTGGTAAAGTAATTAAAGCAGGTGATGCAAAGGCTAATGGTATGTCTTGGACTTATGGAAACTTAGTTGTCGTACAGGACGATTCAGGCGTTAAACATATCATGGCTCATATGGATAAAGTGGTTGCTAAAATTGGAGATTATGTACAAGCAGGGACTCAAATTGGTACTGTTGGAAGTACAGGAAATTCTTCAGGACCCCATGTACACTATGAGCAAAATACAGCTAATGGTAAATTAATTGATCCTACTTCATATGTAAATCAAGTTCGTTCTGGTAAAGTTCAGGTAAAATCTACTTCAAGTGGTGGTGCTTCAACTGTAGACACAGGTCAACAGGCAATTGATCAAGCTAAATCTGATTTATTAGGTCTACAAAAAGATGTCCTCAGCACTAAAGATACAATTGATAATTTAAATGAACTATTAGTTAAATCAAATATTTCTTATTTTAATCACCTAATTGATGGTGTAGATCGTTCCATTAAGAAGTCTAATATTCTTGCCAACCAACAACTTGAACATTCTCAAGCTTATCGTAATGAATTAGAAAAAGAAACTAAACACTTAGAATATAAGCAATCTCTATTACATAAAGAAGCAAACTACATTCGTGAGCAACTTAAACGCACCGACCTCTCCCCTGCTTTCAAAGATGAACTAACAACTCAACTTAGTGAATTATCACTTTCTTGGTGGGATATTGAAGAGAGTATAAAAAGTGTAGATGAACAGATTGAAAATAGTAAAATTGCAGAATTTGATAAAAAGATTGAAAGTCTAAATGATTCTATCTCTAAATCAAATAAATTGATGGATATGTATGCTAAAGGTTCTAAGGAATATAATAATGAGCAAAAAAATATTGTCTCTATGTTATACGAAAAGCAAAAAGCATACGAAGCAGAAGCAGATGCATTACGTAAGTCTATTCAACTTGAAAAACTATCAATTAAAGAAATTGAACGCAAGAAGGATCGACTCAAAGAACTTTCTTCTACTTGGTTAGAACTTCAATCTGAAATCATTCGTATTAATTCTGATATTGCTGATGAATTAATTAACACAATGAAAGATGCATATGGTCAACAACGTGATTACGAATTAGCGTTAAAAGACAAGCAAATTGAAGACTTAGAGGAATTACGAGATGCTAAGTTAAATGCCCTAGACGAAGAAGCTAAGGCTTATGAAGAATCCATAAAAGAACAAATGGATGCACTAGATAAAGCTCATAAAGACAAGTTAAATAAGTTAGATGAAGAATCTAAAGCGTTTGAGGATGCTATCAATCGTCAACTTGAATTAATGAGAAAGCAACGTGATGAAGAAGATTTCAATAAAGATATTGGTAAACTTCAAAAAGAAGAAGCTAGTATTGTTGCCAAGATTAATGAATTATCAATGGATGATTCTAGAGAGGCAAAATTACAACGTAAAAAGCTCGAAGAAGAATTAGCTAATATTCGTGAACAAATTGCTGATAAACAAAATGATAGACAATATGAATTACGTGAACAAAATCTTCAAGATGAACTAGATGCGTATAAATCACAACAAGACGCAAAGAAAGAAACGGAAGATAATAATTATAATACGTCTAAAGAAGCATTAGACAATCAGTTGGAGTTATATAAAAAAGAATTAGAAGCAAAGAAAAAGTTAGAAGAAGAAAAGTTTAAGGCAACTAAAGCTCAATTAGAGAGAGAGCGTACAGACATTGTTAATCATTATGATCAATTAATTAATAATGAACAAGAATATGCTAATTTACGTGCACAAATTATTAATGGTAGTGTTGATGGGATGAGTGAAAAGCTATCCACCTTCCTTGGTAATTTTAAAACCATGAATAAAGACTTAATTAATGAGCTAGGTATTAGTTGGCAAGAGTTAGAGAATAAGATTTATAGAATTACACAAGTGCAAGGAAGCCTTGGTAACATATCTACTCCAAATCAAAATATAGACTTAAATGATGGTTCAGTTATTGGCTCTGGTTCTAATTCTAACAATTCGTCCTCCAATACTACTGCTAGAGATAATGCATGGCAACAATATTTATCCAATAAGAAATCATGGGATTCAGCATCAACAGCAGAAAAGGCACGTCTTAATAAAGAAAATGAAAAATTACGTAGTCAATGGGGATTCCAAGATGGATCATATGATTCACTAAAGAACCTCAAGAAATATCATAGTGGTGGAATTGTTGGTGGTAAAGGTAATCGTTTGACAGAGCTTACTAACAAGCTATTCAATACTAAGCCAAACGAAGAAACAGTTCTTGCACTAAAACGTGAACTATACGTCCCAGAGAATAATGTAGACAATATGTTTACAAATATTCGTGCAGCAATGCCTAATTTCAAAGTAAATAGCCCTCAAGGTGGAACGATTAAAATCGACAGTTTACTTTCTATAGATAACATTTCTCAGAATGCTAATTTAGATATAGATAGACTTCTTGATCAAAGCTTAAATAAACTCATTGACAGAATGAAGCCATATGGGTTCAATATACGATAATAACTGATTAGAGGTGGAGCATAGTCTCCCCTCTTTTTATTTTTAGGAGGTGGAATTATAAAATGAGTTCAATTGATTTTTATTATAATGGTAGGCATTCTTCTGAAATGGGAGTATGTATGGTTAACCTTAATAGTGGATTAACTAAGTCAAACTACTTATCTAATAAAAAAATAATATCAGAAAAAATAGCAGGAAATCCAATACCCTATGTATATCAATCTGAATACGAGCCATTAGAATATACTCTTACTTTGGCTTGTGTAGACGGTGAAAGATGGACTGATGCGAAACGTAGAGAGATTGCTAGATGGTTGGACACTAATAATTTTGAGGAATTTTACACTGATGACGAACCAGATAGATATTATTATCTACAATATCAAGGGCTAGTTGAATTAAATCATAATGACGCTATGGATGGATATGTAGAAGTTTCAATGATGAATGACTCCCCTTTTATCTACTCTCCATATCAAGAAAAACGATATGAGTTAACTAATATTACAACTCCTACAATTATTGAGTTTGATAATACTGGCGATGATTTAATTTATCCTGAAATGTGGATTTACCTTATATATGAAGGTGATTTTCAAATTAGAAACTTATCTAATGGTGGTAAGGATTTTAAATTCACTGGATTGGCTAATGCTGAAACTATTTATGTTGATAACAAACATCATGATATTGAATCTGATATCACTCTCACCTATCGCTATGATAACTTTAACAACAATTACCTTGAGTTAGTAAGAGGAATTAATAGATTGGAAGTTACAGGAGCATGTAGTTTGTTCTTTCGATATCAAGTCCAATTAAAAGGATAAAGGAGGTGTCTACCCTGTTAGGAATAATTGATAGATATAAAAAGCCTGAAAAGTCTAGATTATATTTATGTAAACCAGATAGAACTACTATCGCTGAATTAACTGAAGCTTATAACAAGAATTTAGTAACTAATTATAATGGAATACATGAATTAACCTTTGATATTCCTTATTTAGTAAATCGTAACCATAAATATATACGAAATAAAAATGTTGATTTGATTCGTGGTCATTATTTAATTCGTTATGAACGTGGAAATGAAAAAGAATACTTCATGATAATTAATCCTAAGAACTCTACTAATAATGGCGTAGAAGTAAAGAATGTACAATGTTTTTTACTCCCCTACGAATTAAATAAAAAAATTATTCGTGAATTCAGTGGAACTAAACCCTTATACTCTGATGTAGGATCAGAAGGTGTTTTAAACGAAACCTTACTTGCTAAATCTGAATGGTCAGTTGGCTATATTGATGTAGATATCGCTCAAAAGCATCGAACTTTTGATGTTAGTGAACAAGGTTTAATTGAGTTTATTGGTGATTTATCTGATCTATACGATGCGGTTATTGTTTGGGATACAGACAATAAGAAAATTAACTTTCATAAAAATGAAGACATTGGTGTAAATAAAGGATTATCTATTGAACATGGAAAGTATTTAAAGTCATTAGAAGAGAATCCAGACTTTGATTCTGTTATTACAAGGCTTTATGTATATGGTAATGAAGGTATATCTTTTGCAAGTGTCAACCCTACAGGTGTCCCATTCATAGAGTCATTTGATTTCTATATGTACCCTTTTAAGCGTGATGATATTACCCGAGAAATAATAACACACTCAAACTATATGACTGATTCACTATGTCATGCAATTCTTGATTACAATGCACTCCTTGACAGTAAACAAGGTGAATTTACAAATATGCTTGAACGTAAAAAACCAATTCTAGAAACTTTACAAGGAAAGCAAAATGAACTATTTGTTTTACAAACTCAATTAAATACTATCGAAGATGAATTAGCTGTTGCGAATGCGACAATGAAACCTACTGATGCACTCATAACACAAAAAATAAATAAATTAGCTGAGATTACAAGTAAAAATGGTGAAATAGAAATAGTCAAAGACTCTTTGCAGAGTATTGATAATGAAATTATTGTATTGAAAAACACAATAGCAGTTGAAAATAACTTTTCTCGTGATCAAATTATTGAACGTGAAAAATTTGCAAATGAATTAGTTTGGTCTAATACAAGTATTTTTGAGGTTGACGATTTGTATGAAGAAGGTAAAAAGGAATTACTAAAAGTAAGTCAACCTCGCATCTCCTACTCTATTGATATTGTGGACTTTTTAAATGTAACCAAATGTCAAAGGGATTGGGATAAATTAGTTTTAGGTGATTTAGTTACAATCAAATATCCTAATTTTGGAGTAGATGTTTTAGCTAAAATTATTTCAATTAAACATGCTGAAGATACAAATAGTTTAAGTATTGAAATTGCAAATGCCCATGATATTAAGAACGGATTTATGACACTGAAAGAGTTATTTAATCGCACTGTATCAAGCTCCACCACCCTTGATATGTCTAAGTTTAAATGGGATGAAACAACGAAAAATACACATGAGATTGGTAAAATCCTTAATGATACTTGGTCTGCTATTGATAGAGAAATAAAGGCAGGGGTAAATGAAAGTGTAGATATATCAAGAAAAGGTATTGTAATCACAGATCCAAATGACCCTAAACGTTTATTAGTTATGCAGCATGGAGTAGTCGGTTTATCTAACGATGGTGGTAATACATTTAAACATGCAATAACACCAGAGGGCATTATTGGAGAAAAAGTTAAATATAAAAAAATCAAAGGAGTCTTCCATGTGTAGATTCCTTTTTTATTTGGTGGTGAAATAGTGTTAATTACCAAAAAAGTTATAATGCGATGGAATAATAAGAATAAAAAGTATTATACAGAAAAAGGATATCATTATACGTTCATTAATGATGAGTTTGAAGTTGATGTAAGTGATTTATCAAAAGGCAGTCATTGTAAAGTTGAAGTAATGTGTGATTATTGTTTAGACGGAAAGATTCAGAAAGAATATAGGATTTACTTAAAACAAAATGAAAAATCAATAATTAAAAAAGATTGTTGTGAAAAATGTAAATCATTAAAGACAGCAGAAAGTAATTCATTGGTCTATGGAGTCGTAAATGTATTTCAAACTGAAGTAGTAAAGGACAAAACTAAGAAAACTTTAATGAGTAAGTATGGCATAGAAAACCCTTCTCAAATGGATGACTATAGGGAAAAATTCACACAAACATCTTTAAAAAGATATGGAGTCCCTCATCCTTTCCAAAGTCAAATAGTAAAAGATAAGATAATTAAAACCACTATTAAACGTTACGGTTATAAAGTAGCCATCCAAAATCCAAAAATTAAAGAAAAAGCAATAAAAACATTATATAAGAATGGAAATGCTCCAGTATCATCTGAACAGTTGAAAATATTTGAAATGCTATCAGATGAAGGATTTGATGTTGTTTTAAACTACCCTTATAAAAATTTCAACTTTGATGTCGCGATTTTTAAAGATGATATAAAAATAGATTTGGAGTATGACTGTTGGTATTGGCATAAGAATAGACTTCAAATAGATAGACGTAGGGACGAAATATCCAAACAAGATGGTTGGAAAATAATACGTATAAAAAGCGCAAAACTCTTACCTACTATTGAAGAATTAAAAGTTGAAATTGAAAAGATAATCAATACTGACAGAATGTTTACTCAAATAGTATTAGATGATTGGGGAGATAAGGAGGTTTCTTAATGAGTAATGTAACCGTGATTCAAACAAAAAATACAATTTACATGGGTTCTGATAGTGCAGTTTCAACAAAATTAAACAATAAGTATTATCGCATTGATACTAGTGGAAAAAAACTATTTACTTTTGATAATAAAGTAATATTCTGTTCAGGAAACCTTCTTCTTTCTTACACAATCATTGAAGAGTTTAAAAAACAACCATTTAAGGATATTAAAACTTTAAGAGAAATTGCTTCGCATTATTATCATGTATATAAAATAAATGAAGCATGTGAAGGTTTTGACTTGGATATTTTAATTGGTGAGGCATTTAATGATCATACGATAGTATATCAAATTTCACCTTACTATAACTTTGAAATTATTGAAAGTGTAATAAGTAACACTGAAGAAGTTGCAATTATAACTGGTGGAATAAAAACTCAGGAATCATTTGATTTAGCATATGAAAAATTATTATCTCAAATGAAAATAGAAGATTTATATCAATCTATATTTAATCAACTTTCAGATGAGACAATTGGTGGTACTTTAAAAGTATTAAAGATAACAAAAACCCAAATTAATGAGTTACTTGACTCCCCTATCGTTGAGAAACTGAATTTAAAATTACTTGATGATTTTGTTGAAACAAACAAGCATTTAATTATCGGAGAAAGAATCATCGGTAAGCTTCTTCTTGGTGAGAAATTAATCATTGGTGATAGCAATGGTACTTTCACAATCAATGGTAATTTGTTAACTATTCAAGATTTGAACGAAAAACCACGAGTTAAATTAGGCGAGTATTCAAAAGGAAAATACGGATTGCAGTTATTCGATAAGACTGGTAATCAAGTTGTTTTAGATGAGGATGGAATGCTGCAAACATGGCAAGAAGGAAGAACTGATAATGTAGATGGGTATCATCCCCTTACCCTCTACGTGTATATTCCTGAGCAAACCCTATCAGTGAAAAAAGCACTGTTAAGGTTTAAATTATTGGAGTTCAGAGCATATAGTCAAACAACTGAATCAGGAGGTGGTACTTATTCATCTACTAGTTCAGGCGGTGGTACGTATGGTTCTACAGGTTCTGGAGGTGGCACATACGGCTCAACTGATAGTGGTGGAGGTACATACTCATCTACTGATGGTGGAGGTAATGCAATTGTTACATCTGGTAATAGTGGTATTGATGTTATATATGGAACTGGACAAACTGATCCGTCAGCAGGTCACAGTCATACATATAGAACTGTAGAGGGTCATAAACACAATATTACCCTACCATCTCATACACATTCATTCTCTGTCCCATCTCATTATCATACTGTCAACATTCCCTCTCACTCTCACACAGTAGATATACCTTCTCATTCTCATTCATTTTCTGTACCTGCTCACTCCCACCCTATTTCTCATGGGATTTATAAGAGTGCTACAGCTAGACAAATATCTATACATATAAATGGTATAAATAGAGATTATGAGTTAGGCGGTAAATTTAATATTGATAAATTTAACTTGAACATCACTCCCTACCTAATTAAAGGACAATGGAACGTGATTGATTTATACAGTAGCCAATTAGGAAGATTAGATGCAACAGTGTTTATTCAAGCATTAATGGGTCACGAATAATAATTACATAAAATATAAATATTATTTAAATGGAGGAAGTTATGGATACTATCAAAGTGATTTTACAAAATAACAAAGACTTTGTAACACAAGTAGAAAATTATAACGCATTAGAATTAACAAAATCAATCAGTAACTCCGAAAGTGTTATCGTACAAATAGGCGAGATCATTGTTAATAAACATCATATCGAATGCATTCACAAAGTAACTAATCAATAGAGGGTTAGTTACTTTTTTTATTTTATAAAGGAGGTAACTTATGAAAAGATATGAAGGTAGTCCTGCTATAGTTATCGAACGAAGAAAAGGTACACCTGACTCCCCTTTCAGTGACATGAATGAAACCCTTGTTGTTGCAGGAGATGGTAAAGTAGTATTGTCTGAAATTCCTAACGAATTAAATCGAGTTATTGTAACATCAGATGACAATATAACTTGGTATGAAATTACAAATGGTCAAGTTCCTTTAAATGGCTTTAAAGTAGACTACATAAATAAATTAGTAACTTTTAATATTGCTCATGTAGGTAAACAACTTCATTTTAAATATTTTGGAGAAGGAAACCATTATTATAGTCTACATAGTATATATACAAAATTAGAAGGTGGCTCAGTTGTAGAAACACTAGGTGATCTAATCGAAAATGGCACTGGTGCATTAGACGCTTTAGATAAATTAGATGAAAAATTAAATGAAGTTAATCAAGCTACAAATAATGCAATTACAGTAACTAATGATGCTAGAGATATAATAAATGAAGGAAATCAGGTTATCAATACTGTAAATAATAAGATTACAGAAATTGATAACAAAAATGATGAAGCAACATCAAAAATTTTAGAATTAGACTCGAAATTAGATGAAGCGAGAACCACTATAGCAGATGTTCAACAAAAATCTAATATAGTGGATGGTATTATTACAGACGGTCAAACTGTCATTGATAATGTCCAGACCCTTATAGATGAAGTTAAGTCAGTAGGAGAATTTAATTTAACAAGCTTTTATAAAAAGAATAACACTGTCTTAAATAATGGTTCAACTTGGATAGCATTACAAGATACTCAAAATAACCCCCTCCCAACCTTACCAGTAACAGAAAACACATATTGGAGACTGACTGCGTTACATGGTTTAAAAGGAGATAAAGGAGAAACAGGTACAGCCTTAAGTATTTTAGGAAAACTAACAGATGTAACACAATTGCCTCCTACTGGTCAAGCAGGTGACGGTTACACTGTAAATGGAGAATTATATGTCTGGTCTGAAAATACTAATGCTTGGGAAAATGTAGGTAACATCAAGGGAGAAAAAGGCGATAAAGGTGAAATTGGTGAAGATGGAAGATCAGCATATGAGGTTGCTGTAGATAATGGATTTGTTGGTACGATTGAAGATTGGTTTGCGTCTCTAAAAGGAGAAAGAGGAGACAAAGGACAGGATGCAGATTTAACAGATGTTAATCAAGAAATAGCGAACTTACAACAAACAGTTACAGATAACAAATTAGAAGTAAATAAGTATTTTGAAAATAGTACCAAAATATTTATTAATGCTGCAAATCCTCCTGCGCCTCTGAACAGTATGAAGTTTGACGAACAAACAGATGACACTGTAGCATTACAGAACATAATTAATTACTTAGAAACCAAAGGTGGAGGATCAATTCTCTTCCCTCAAGGAATATCCTTAATTTCTTCTAAAATTGTAATTAAGAAACCGATATATCTTATTGGTCAAGGGAAAGGAGGAAACTCTGATAACACAAATGGTTCAGGAATCGGTAACACTACGTTTAGATGGTCTACATTACAATCAGGTACAATGTTTGAATTTGTTTCTGAAACGCCATCAAGTACCTTATTTGACGGAGGAATGTCAAACATTTTATTAGATGGTGGAAGTACTGCCACAAGAGGTTTCAAATGTAAAAGTTGTGGATATATGGATTTCAAATCAATCGAAGGTCGTAGCTTTGTATCTGAACTAGGATTAATTGACGATAGTAATGGAGTCCTTTCCCAGTTTAATCGATTTGAAGATATAAAATATGTTTATGGTGCAGGAGTAGATACTCAAAACTCACATGGCTTAGTGTTTCATGGAGTTTCTGAAATTGGAGTAACTCAAAATCATATTATAAGTATTACTGGTTTAATGCATAGTGGTTATTTATTAGTATTCAAAACCTCCGATAATAATGTAGTTGAAAAATGTCATAGTGCCACTATAGGTACAGGTGGTTCGATATGGTTTGCAAATGGTATCTATTCTGATAGTCATTTAATTAATTATCTTGTAGGTAGAGTTAAATCTGACTCTATGGCAAAAGGAAATAGAATAGTTCATTGGAATTCCGAAGGTGGAGGACTAGATATAACAGAAGGAAGTGTCATCCACTACGAGGTATATGATTATTACCAATGTAATTTATTCACTACAAAAAAGTATATCATGACTGATCAAAAAAACTTAACAATTGGTGATTTTGATATTGTTGATGGAGGAGCAATCAAAGGGATAGCAGCCAATCAATGGTCATGTATAAACCTTCCTGATAATGCAACAGATTCTAGAATATCCTGCATAGTACCACCAGAGTACGAATGGTATGATGGCACTATTAACACTCTTAGAATCAGATTTTCACAAGACAGTGAAAACTCAGGAGGACGCTTTAGAATTACTGTAAAGGCATCGACTTCTTCAAATAATGGAGGTGTTCATTTACTTGAATATGATGCTTCAACTCTAGTACCTGCTAACACATTTCCATACACCAATCAACACATTGATATTCCTATTAATTTAGAATATAAAAAAGATGATTTAATTTTAATTAGTATTACACGTAATGGTTCACATACAGAAGATACTGCCATTGGCAATATGCAAATAATAGGTGCACAACTGATTTATAATTCCGTAGGACCCAATTCTAGTGGATCTGGCTCTTACCCTAACAGATAACTTACTTTAAAGTTTGGTTAATTGTTGTATTATATCGAAAATATTCCACTTAATAAGATTATATGTTATTTTATATATAATAAGTAATAAGGGGTGGAAAGAAATAATGAAAAGTTTTACTAAAGTTAATAATACAGTTAGGTATGGTCATTATACAAAAATTTACGATAATGTGGAAATTGGTAATAATGTAGAAATCGGAGAATTCACAATTATCTACCCAAACGTAGTGATTAAAGATAATACTAAAATAGGTAGTCATTGTATCATTGGTGAACCTACAGCGAGTTATTATGAAGATTCGAAAAATCATCAGTTCAAAACTACAATAATCGGAGAAAATTCTATTATTCGTTCAAATTCTATCATTTATGAAAATGTTAAAATAGGTGATAATTTCCAAAGTGGACATCGTGTAACTATAAGAGAACAATCTGAAATTGGTAATAATTGTAGTGTGGGAACACTTTGTGATCTTCAAGGGAAATTAAAAATCGGTAATTTCGTTCGATTACATTCTAATGTTCATATTGGGCAAATGTCTAATATCGAGGATTATGTATGGATTTATCCGTATGTAGTACTTACTAATGATCCATATCCTCCTATGGGTGTTTTAAAAGGAGTAACAATTCGTAAGTTTGCTCAGGTAGCTACATCAACTGTTGTGATGCCGGGGGTAGAGATTGGTGAAAATGCATTGATTGGTGCTCAATCATTAGTAAGAAAAGATGTTCCTGCTGAAAGAGTGATCGTAGGTGTTCCGGGAAAAGATATTTGCTCTGTACGAGAGTTAAAAGATGATAAAGGAAATCAGATATATCCATGGAAAGAGCACCTTAAGGATTTTAGAGGTTATCCATGGCAAAGAGAAGAAGATTTTGAAGTTTAAGTTAAGCAACAGTTAATGTTAAAAGTTCTAAATATTGTTCAGTATACGCTACTCATATTGAGTGGCGTTTTTTAGTTATTTTAATAATTGACATATATTATTTAGGAGGTGTTTAAGTGGCTGTGCATGTCAAATATATAACTTATAATGAAACAATTCAATCTGCAAAATTACAGCTTGATAAAGATATTTATCAAGTAATCACCCCTACCATCAAGAAATTAGAAACAAACGGAAATACAGAAATTGAACGTTATGTTGAAATTGCTATTCATGATGAGCGTCTAAGTAATGTAATCTCAAAGAAATATTCGCAGAAAGAAATCTTAGAGTACATTAGAATATTACAAAGAATGGCAAAGGAAATTATGAGTGATGAAGTTAAATAAATACATAAAACAGGAGGTAAAACCTAAATGAAATTAGTTATTACAAATGATTTAAAAAATAATATTTATACTGTTAATGTGGACATTAAAGATGTGACTAAAGATGATACTGAATTATTTAGTGACTATGGAGAACAACGTATCGATGTCTCTACTTTAATTATTAAAACTGTAACTGAAGAAGTTGAGAATGGTGATGGTACAACTACTCCTACTTCTAAGGAAGTTACACTTGTCAATGAAGGTGCTTCATATAAATACATGTTAACAGACTTCCCTATCACTAAGTCTTTCTCTGTTGTACAGTATGGTGATGATGCTGAGTTTATCGCAAAGGAATATGGTAAATTAATTGAAACTAGAGCAAAAGCAATTATTGATAAGTTGAAATCAAAACCAGACTTATTCTCTGGTGTGCGAGAGATAATTTTATAATATATACATTTTATTAGAGTAGGTGTGAGTTTAATCTCCCCTACTCTTTTTTATAACTAAAGAAGTCGGTGATTATATTGGAGAATGAAAAGCTTGGTGAAAGATTAGCAAGCGTGGAAACCGAGTTAAAAAATCAGAATCATAGAGTTTCAAAATTGGAAGGTAACAATGAATTACTTTATCGTTTAACAGTTGTATCAGAACAGCAACAGGAAATGAATAAACATCAACAAATACAATTAAATAAAATGGATGAAACCTTTAATAACATCAATATCAATTTGACAAAACTAAATATGTCACAAGATGAGTTGCAAGATGATGTAAAAAATATCGGAAGACGTGTTGACAGTATTGAGGAAGATTTAAAAAACGAATCTGACAAAGACAACATTTCAATTAGTGAATTTATTAAAAAATACATACATTGGTGGATACTACTCCCCCTCACAATCATTGGAGCATATTTCATGAAATGGCTAGGACTATAAGAAAGGAATTGATAAATATGAAAATTAACTGGAAAGTACGTATCTATAACCCTCAGTTTTGGATTGTTATTGGAATTGCATTTTTCACTAACTTATTTGCAATGGCAGATGTATCTTTTGAAGATGTAACAAGTTGGAGTAAATTAGGTGGTTTAATTTTAGATGCATTAAAGAATCCATACACATTTATTAACTTGGGCGCATTCATTTATGCAGCAGTTGTAGATTTCACTACAAAAGGCATCAGTGATAGTGACTTAGTAATGAATCGATTACTATCTAAAAGTAATTTTAAAAAATAAATCATTTATTGGTTTGGTGATAATTTGTATCTTTTGTTATTTTTTATCAGTTTCTAGAAAAAGAAAGGAATGATCAATAATGGTATCTATTAAACAAAATTTAGTTCCCCAAAATAAGTATGCTATTAAATGTCCTTATGAAATGAATCCAGAGTTTATCACCATTCACAACACAGCTAATGATGCTTCAGCTAAAAATGAAATTCTTTACATGGTCAATAACAATAATCAGGTATCATACCATTTTGCGGTTGATGATATTGAAGTAATTCAAGGATTACCTTTAAATAGAAATGCTTGGCACTGTGGAGATGGACAAGGTAACGGTAACAGAAAAAGTATTGGTATTGAGATTTGTTACTCTAAATCAGGTGGAGTGAGATACATGAAAGCAGAAGATAATGCTGTCAATCTAACTGCTAAATTACTCTATGAGCGTAAATGGGGTATCGAAAGGGTTAAAAAACATCAAGATTGGAATGGCAAATACTGTCCTCATCGTATTCTTGATAATAAATCTTGGGGTAGCTTCCTGAATAGAGTTCAAAATGAATTAAGTAAGTTAAATAGCAACATCAGCATTAAACCTCCATTTACTAATGACGAAAGGGATGATGATACAATGAAATTTACGAACGAGACAACAAAAGCAGCAGTACGCAATCACCTCAAACAAACGATTGATAAAAATCTGATTGATAAGTCATGGCTTGATAAATTTGATAATGGTACGATGACTGTTGGCGATTATGAAGGTTTGAAACTCATTATTGCACAACGTAGTTAATTAAAGAACAAACTTTTTATAAATCCCTATCAGAAAACAAAACTGTATAGGGATTTATAAAGCTTTTTAATATATGCAAATTTCTCAATTCAACCACTTTACCTTTTCTTCTTCGCTAACAATCAGCCTATATCCAGACTGTTTTGTTTTTGGAGCCTCTAACCACCCCTCGTCAACTAAATCTCTCATTAAATCATTTAATTTATTTATATTTATTTTCATTAAATTACGCAAAGGCGATACCCTTGTTTCTCCTGTATTAGCTATAATTTTCTTTAACTTATCCAATTCACTTTCTTCAACAACTTCCTCTACTTCAGGTAAGTCAATCGTTACTTTCTTTTGAGTAATTTTGCTTGATATTCTTCTTATCAATTTACTTTCTAAACTTTCATCTCTTGGATCATCGACAATTAAACAACCTTGGAATCTGATATGTTCTTCCATTTGACCTTCTAAACACATTATTCCATCCCCATTACCCAACAATTCATACGGTGGCTTTGTATTTAAAAATGTCAAATAGGTGCGTGTATTTGAACAATAAAACCCTATTTTACTCGGCAAATTACTTTTAATTATTGAAGGAATTACATCCACACTCGGTCTTTGTGTGGCAATAACTAGATGGATTCCTGCTGCCCTAGCTAATTGTGACAAACTTGCAACATGTTCATGTACCCTGTTATCTCTACTGCTCAATTCCGCATACTCATCAACAACACAAATAATATAAGGCAGTTTATTAGGAAATTGTTTATTGTAATGAGCAATATTTTTCACATTACATTTCTTAAATAAATCGTATCTTCTATTCATTTCTTTAATTAATTGATTTAATAAAGCAATTGCTTCATTAACATCTGTAACAACAGATTGAACATGTGGGAAATCTTCAAACACGGTTAATTCAACTTGTTTAATATCGATCATATAGAATTGTACTTCTGATGGATTTTTAGTTGTTAAAAGAGTCAATATTAATTGATTTAACCATACCGATTTTCCTGAACCAGTTGTTCCGGCAACCAACAAGTGCTTTATTTTACTTATACATGAGAATAGAGGATCTCCAACTTCATTTACACCAACTAAAAATGCAAGTGGATTTTCTTTTGAATATTGTTTGAAATCATCTGTATCAATGTAATTTCTTAATAACACCTTCTGCCTTTTCTCCAATGGTAGCAATATATCAATTTCTCCTACTCCATCCCCTTGTTTTATCTGTAGATGTTTAACACCCATTTTTATTTGAATATCATCGACCACTGTAGATTTATTTAATTCTGAGAATCTCACCTCATCAGGTAATTCAAATGTAAACTTAGTTAAGGTAGAACCTGATCTATATCGTTTCAGTGTTATTTCTTTATTTAAATTCTTAAATTTTCTCAATGCTAAAATAAATTTTTCTGCTATTACCTTACTATTTACCTCTGATAAATCATTTCCTAATGGAAGTAATTTCACAAGATCATTACCTGTTTCTAAATTTGTTAATTGATCATTTGTACTTGTTTTCTCTACAGGCAATCCTTCATCGATTATCATGAATGGCAAGACTTCTGAAGTTGAAAGTACATAATGTTTACTATTGTAGTCTAATTTCCTCTTTAATATATTACCGATTAATTCTGAAGAGGAATCCGTATTGACTATCCATTGATTTGTGTATGAATACTCATTAATTTTACTTTCAATTTGTCGAATCAAATTTTTATGTTCTTCTCTATTTCCACCACTCAAAATAAATCTCAGGTTGAATCGATACCCATTCTCTTCTAATTTCCTCTTTACCTCTTCTATTTCTGAATGTTTATTTTCCCATTTTAGAAAATTATCAAGTTTATCATTTATTCCACGTTGTATTTTTCTAAGAAATCCATAATTAGATGGGTTCTGAACGCCATTTAAATAGTCTTCATACTGATCATTTAGTCTTTCTTTCCAGTTATCTTGTCTGAATACAAGTAATATCTGGTACATGATATCAATATGAGGGGGACATACTGAGCAAATTAATTTCCAAAATGAGTCATTCATATTCATTTCTACAGGAAATAATGAGCTTTTAGAAGTGAACAGCTCTCCACACGTCAAATTCTCACTCTTTGGATTTAAATTATACTGTAGATTTTGATTACCTATTGAATTATCAAATATAAATTTAAAGTTTGGTGGAGAAAAGAATATGAAACTTTCTACATTTGATACTCTATTAGCTTCTACTCCAAAAACTCCATCAATAAATGAATTTGATAATATTTCTTTTACAACACTCTTACTCAAAGAGGATATGCTGTAATCATTGTATTTTTCATTTGAAGTGATACTTGGATTTATTAGCCTTTTCAAACTCATCTAGATTTCCCACTCCTTATTGGATTTCTACTGTTTAATTTAAACTTCTTCTTAATCATTGTGACAGGCCTAACAACATTAAATGCACCATTCCACATCGAAGTAACGTCTTCTCCTCTATCAATATATCTAAATAAGAAATTGGGAGGTGTATTCATTCTCCATAGACCCCCTATGACAATCCCCAATTGAATTAAAACATCCCATGAGTCATTAGTTATTTTCGTTCCAAATAATAAAGTTCCAATTAGCAGTAAGAATATTGCATAGACAACTTGAACAAAAGCACATTTTTTAATATGTTCTCTCCACATAATGAACCAGTGTTCTTGTGACGCAAATACCCAACATGCCAATGCTAATGGTGTCATAACACCTAAAGCGAGTAGATCAAACCATCTTCTGAAATTTTGTAAGAGTATAGGTATTAACATAGTGATTAAAGCTATATCAAATCCAATAAAGCCAAACATTTGCAGTAAAGATATATCATTGATTGATAATTGACTCATGCCCTTTTCCATTTGAAACTTCCCAAAGTCTATTATTATATCTGTTAATTTATTTAATCCTTTAAATAAATAATAAAACGCACTAGGAGCAATAGCTGAACCTAAAACAACTAGAGGTATTCTTTTGGATATTCGCTTTAAATCTGTTGGTTTTCTATTTTCAATTAACTCACCAGTCATCAATTTTAAACCTTCGAACATCGAAAGTAATATTGAAGCAGCTATAGATACTCCAGTGAATGTTAGAATATTCCCTTTAAACCACTCAGTATTAAATAAAATTGAAGGTGTATGTAGAACCACTTTTGTTAATGTTTCGTATACCCAAAACATTATGTCTGTTGATAATTCAGTTATGTTTTGTTTTATGTTTTTAAACCAATCAAATATTTTGTAAATGGTATCAATAATGGAACTAATTTTTGTTTGAGTTTCTTTAGGTATGGGATTTAATTTGTCATACCAAGCAGCAGACGCTTTAATTTGAAATGTGGTTAAAGTTGCGAATGGTACAGTCAATGTTAAAAGAATGCATCTAAGCCACGAACGTTCTTGAATATTAAAGCTGTTAGAGTCGTCAGTATTAGAATTATTACTGGAGCTAATAATACTTGACCGAACCCTTTTATCACATTCACTGACCATTCCCTTGCTTTTCTTTCGTTTCCAATCATTCTGTATATACCTGCTCCCATTAGAAACAGAATTGCTAATGCGACTGAAACCGTCCCGAATGCTAAGATTAATTGCTTCAGAATATCTATTACCTCTGGAGGTAATAATTCTATTCCGTGTGATTTCTCTAACAATGGAAAGCTTGTTATTTCTTGTGCATGAGTTATTTTTGTTGGTGCAAGTAAAGGAATTATCATCAAGTATAACTTTTTTAGTTTTGTATAAAATTGATATTGCGCTTTTTTGGGTAGCAGTGTCACCTCCTTTGTTAACTCTGCTATAAAAGGTATGAGCTCATCTTTTTCATTTCTTTCTATTTTTAAATCATCTAAGCATTTACTATTTATCGACATTTGACGAATTCCATTATTGTAATGGTAACTTGCTATTAGATTTGTCATCTTTCTTACCTCCTCCATGATACCAATTCAAAATAGACGACATCCCTATAAATCCACCTAATGCAATTCCTACTTGACCTAACAACACAACAATTCCACTCACGATATTCCTCCTTTAAAATGTATTAAATAAATTTAATTGGACAGATTAATAGTGTAAAACTAAAAAAAGGAGTTGCTGTTGCATGGGTATATTCTTTAATGATTGGCTACATCGTCCTCAATCTGATTGGAAAGTAAATTTGGATAGCTGCAACCCTAGAGTATTTAGTGAATTAAAAATGGAAAGAAAAGAAGTTGAAGAGATATTAGAAATTCTTGACGAGTTTGGAGTATTTGCAAAAGTATATTGCGAAGAGTAATTCTTATTTATATATTTGTGTAATTTTAATGCTCATTTTTCTTATTATTATCGTTGTCAATGTGTTAAACCCTGTGATAATTAAGTTAATTCTTAGCGATAATTTGATTATTTGATAATTAGCCAACCTTTAGCTGTTCAATGCCATATTATCTCAAATAAATTGGAAATATTCCTTAACTTTTAAAAACAGTTTTGATGTTTCGATTGATATGACTCATTGCATTTTTGTAATGGGATTTTTTAATTTAAAAATGTTTTAAATTCTTTTGAACTTACTCGTAATTTATGTAGCTATGATAAAAAGAATTACAAATTATTAAAAATTATTTTAAATAATTTCAAACATATCCCCTTCAAGATTGACATAAATATTAAATATGAAGGGAGTGGTATGTCTTGGCTATAGTCAGATCAGAACAAGAAGCTGAACGTATAATAGAAGAACTTTTGCAAAAAGGAAAAGGAAAATACATCACTCAGAGTGTTTTATTTAAAAAAGACAGTCCTCAACAAATCGAACTATTAAAGAATGTTTTAATGAGATCAACTTCATTCGGTGAGTATGCGAGAAAAGCTTTAATTGAATACATTGAAACTGAAAAGTAAATAAAGGTGAGAAACCATCTAATTTCGCTAAGTTAAGTGATTGTAGGTGGTTTTTATTTGTTTTGAGACTTAATTTATTTCTTTCAATAAAATCCCCATTTTATTTAATTTTAAGGACTTTAAAACCCAGTGTTTATAAGGGTTTTGAAAATCAAAAAAGTTTAAAACATCTCAAATATCTTTAAAATTTTACTCATTTTTATAAATGACCCACATAAGCTAAACTAACATCAATAAATTAAGCGAAAGGGGATTTTATTGAATAACAATGTTGTGGGAGTAGTTGCGATTGATGACGGAGGCAATTCTACTTGTGTTGTAACGAAAGATGTGAAAGAAAATTTTCCGAGTGTGAAAGGATATTTTGGTAAAAGAAATCTAACTGAAATAACACATAAACATGATTTCATAGTCGATTATAAAGGTCAGAAATACGTAGCAGGAATGTTGGCTAAATATGATTGCACCCTCCCCTTACAAATGCATACAGAAACAAAGCAACATGATTTTTATGACTTGTCCGTTCTAATAGCTATTCATCAGTATGGTTATTTGGCAAATAACATCGTTGTTTCTGTTCCAATAAAAAGTTATTCATTACAAGAAAGAGATGGTCGATTGCAACGTCTGAAAGGATCTCATACCATTATGATAAATGGAGTTTCCAAAACCTTTTCTATTAATGAAGTAAAAGTTGCTCCTGAAACGGCTTCAGCATTTTTTATAAATGAACCCAATGGAAAGTCAAGATTCATAGATTTTGGATCACGTACCATTGGTGCTGCCACAACAATAAAAGAAGGCGATGTAATTAGATTTATTGATACTGAAAGTGATACATTTTTTGGAGTAGGACTTGAAGCTTTAGAAGGTAATTATAGCCCTAAAGGATTGGCAGATTATATCTGTGGAATGTTATGTAAAATGTGGGGTAAACACGACATCGTATATCTTCTTGGTGGTGGAGCATTAGATACTCAATTGGTTACTTATGTTAAAGAATTCTTTCCAAATGCAGAAGTAATGGAAAATCCTAAAATGTGTAATGCAATTGGAATGTATAACTCAGGGAGGTCAGCATATGGGATATCTTAGATCAGAAGAAGAAGCCGAAGCAATGATTAGAGAGATGAAGAGGAAGACTAAAGGTAAATATATAACTCAAGCAGTCACCTTTAATAAAGAAAGTGAACGTCAAATGGAGCTATTGAAATATGCTTTAATGCATTCTACATCCTTTAGTGGACTTGGTAAGGAATTAATTGCAGAAAAATTTGAAAGTAAAGTGGAGCAACGTGAGAAAAAAGTCATTAACTCCCCTACTTCTCCAACATATAATCCAACTGAGATAGTTGAAAAGAAAAGTACAGGTAATTTCCTTTTATAA